AAGACGGAAAGATTATTGTAGGGATTATTGAAAGAGACCAACATTTAGGAATTGGTAAATCAACTATCAACAAAGTCTGGAAGAATCTAGTTGTTAAACCACCTTATTCACGTTGTACCGTTGGCTCAAAGAAGAATTTAGATAAATTAAACTTTAAAGAAGGTGTATTTGTTCAACAAAAGATGGACGGAACTTACAGGTCAGCTCTAGTACAAAATGGAAAAGTTACATTTACATCACGTTCAGGACAAGTTCAATCATTTCCATTATTAGAAGAACAATTATTAGAATTAGATTATATTACTGATAAAGATTATGTACTACTAGGTGAATTAACTCTTAGAGGAGAAAAAGATAGACAAATTGGAAATGGTAATATTAACTCATCTACTCCAGACCATGAAAACATTATATTTACAGTTTGGGACATTTTAGACCTTGAAGAATACAGAATGAAGAACGGTGATTCAGATTATGAGTGTAGATTTAACTATTTAAAAGGAGTCTTAAATTCATCTCCCTCAACTATTATTGATTTAGTTCCAACAAAAATGGTTTATTCCTTAAAAGAAGCATATGAATTTTTTACTTACATGACACAACAAGGATTTGAAGGAGCTGTAGCAAAATCTAGAACTATGAAATGGAAAGATGGAAACTCAGTAGAACAACTTAAACTTAAATTGATTATTGATTTAGAAATGAGATTCACAGGATTCACTCAAGGTTCAGGAAAGAATAAAGATTACTTTGGAGCAATGACATTTGAGAATGATGACAAAACTATTGTTGGTAAAGTAGGTGTAAGTTCCTTTGGGGATAAATTAAGAAATTACATTCACGAAAATAGAGAAGAATATTTAGGTAAAGTATTTACAATTCAATGTAATGATATTACAAAAGCTAAAAGTAATACAACATATGCTTTATCACACCCACGATTTATTGAATTAAGAAACGATAAAGATACAACAGACACTCTTGAAAGAGCCTTTGAATTAAAAGAAATGGCTATGGAGAATAAATAAAATGAACGAAAAAATAAATTTTAGAAAAGCAAAGTTAGGAGATAAATATATACATATCCCTACAGGAAAGGTTTGTGAACTTATTTCACATTATGAAGAAAAGGTTTTTAGTTTAAGACCTGTAGATTATGATGGATTTATGACTTACTCAGTAGTGAGTGGTTGTTTAAATGAACAAAATCAATGGGAAAAAGTAGAAGATACTTGGAATATTAAGAATTGTGACTTATTAAACTACCGATACCTAGATAAACAAACAGTTTTGTGTAGAAAAGATGTAGATGTTAGAACTCTTAAAAAAAAGATAATTGAAGATATCTACAATGACTCAAAATCAAGACTATCAAAGGATGAAAATCTGTATATCTTTAGGCAGGATATGTGTAAAATTTTAGAAGCTAGGTTTGAAAATGATTGATACAATTATACTTTCATATTTATCTTGTAGTACTTTAGTTATGACTTTCTATAAAAGTCTTTACATTGGAATGACACCAAAAGAAACAATTAACACATTTTTTGTAGGTTTCTTTTTTGCTCCTTTAATATTATCATACGTATTTTATATAATGTTAAAGAGAAAACTTATAAAGGATTAAGTATTATTTATATTAGAGAAGGATGGATAAAGAAAAAATAAAGAAAAGAGTTGAAAAATTCAAAACTAAAGCAAGTGTTCGTAAGGAAATTAATAATTTATACGATGATTTATACTCTAACACAATGATGTTAACTGATGAGGATAAAAGTGAAATTAATTATGAAATATCTTTATTAGAAAAGAGACTTATCAAGATTAAAGGTAGTAAAACTACAGGTATTTCTCAAATTAAAAAAGAAGTAGAAAACAAAGAAGTAGAATTTAATGAAGAAGCTAAACAAATATTAGATAACTTTGATAAAATTGATTATTCTATTGGATTAGAAATAAAAGAGTTGAGAGAATGTCCTTTACATGACTTCTTACGACAAAATAAATTGTATCAACACTTTTATTCATTATTTAGAATTAGATTCAGAGGAAATTATACATGGATTGCTCCATTATTCATACTGTTTATTCAATCATATTCTACAAGTGTAGGAAAGTTTAAGATGAATGATACAGATGAATACTCAAAAAGAATTAATATCTATGGTTACAAAGCATCAGGTGGAGGAAAAACAGCATTATGTAAATTTGTTGTTAATCTATTGGAATTTTTAGATGTTCCAGCTATCTCAACTGTAAATCCAGGAACTGAAGCAAATTTGAGAGGTACTGTAATGACATCAAATGATAATGTTACAGTTACAGCTGGAGCAATGGGTTGCTCACTTGTTGCATTTGAAGAATTAAAGACAATTCTAGCAGCTGTATCAAAAGATGATAAGTTACAAGGTTTCCTACTAGGATTATTAGAAAATACTTGGGTTGATTCAGGAACAGCCTCAGCAAACTCATTAGTAGCAAGATATAGAGAACAATGTGAAGATGAGAAAAAAGAAAAAATATCTGAACAAGTTGAACAGGTTGAACAATTAGAAACAAAGTCACTTACTACTCTTGATGATGGTATGAATTTACCTGATGTTGAGATAAAGAAGAAACCAAAATATAATGGTAGACCAAAAGATAAAATAAAATTAGAGTTAGAAACTGACACGTATAAAGTGTCAACTTATAAAGGAGAAGTAACTGCTCAAAGTAAAATGTTTTTTAAAAACAATGCTAATTGTATTATTATGAGTCAACCAATCTTTGCTTCTTCTAGTAGATTAGAAAGAGAAATGCAACAAAAGTTTATGTGGGAAACAGGAGCTCAATATAGAGGAATTTTCTTACATGATGTTGATAGAGTTACAAAAGAAAAAGAAACTGAGTATAAAATTCAAAGAACAACTTTCATTAATCAACTTAAAAATATATTTGATGTAGAAACAGGAAAAGATGCTGCAAAAATACTTCGTGAGAAAATGAAAACATTACTTGAAGAATTACCAGAGATGCCAATGTATATTAAATATGATGAAGTTATCGATGCTATGTCAAGTAATTTTGATAAGTGGTCTCCAACTTGGAAAACTATAACTGACGATTTGTCAACAGCTGTTGAAAATGGTGTTGATAGTGGTGAAATTAAATATATGACATCTTACAAACAACGTACTGAATTTGTAAATATCCCAGTTATGACTGATATCTTAGCATACATAAAAGGTGTTACATCTCCAGATTCTGAAATGTGGAAAGTAGCAACAATGTATTGTGCAAAAACTTTACAAAGTTTTAAAGATTATCTAGCAAATACAGGTGAATCAACTGTATTCTCAAAAGAGGCCCAAATGAAGAACTATTCACCAATCATACTTAAAACATTAACTAGTTTAATAAATAAAAGTAGAAGAAACAATAAAGATATTGTGGATGAATATTATCATTACCCAAGTTTGACATTGTTTAATAAAAAAGCAGAAACGGAAATTAAATTAAAAGTTAGTGATAAATTTGATAAAGGATTATATACAAAAACTATAAATACTTTAATTGAAGCAGAGAAGATTGACGTTACGAATACAAATCCATCAAATGGAGATAAATTTAGACATAACACAAAAAAGGTAATATACAAAGGAGTATTAAAATGAAAACAAAAGAACAAGTAAGAAAGGATAACGTGAGTAATGCATCAAAGTATCAAAAGAAGAAAAACGATACTTTCAACGCTTTACCAAAAGAAGAGAAAACAGAGATAATGAACAATTATGCTCTAGAGATGTTACAAAATATGAGAGAAGGTAACATAGAAACACCTGAGAGGAGAATTTAGAATGAAATTACAAGTTGTTACAAAAGAAGAAAAACCTAGATTAGATAATAACGATGAATTAATATGTCATAAGTGTGCTAATTGGCCTGATATGGCTGAGGACCATAATTTAGATAAAAAAGATGGAAGAATGTTTAGAGATAAAATGTTTCATAATATATTGGAAATGAAAGGCTCTTATGAAGAGGATTACTTATCATCACAAGACTTTTTTAGAACTATAGAGATACCAGAACACAGAAAAATTAAATTAAGTGGTGAACGTGGGTGTGTATTATGTAATATTGATTTAGTTGAACCTGTATTTCACTATGCACTAATTAAATCATTATGTGATAATAAAACGGCTCAATATTATTTATTTAGTAAAGGTGTATTTGTAAAATCATGGTATATAGAAGAACACTTAAAACACATAAAGGTTGTTGAGAATGAGGAAATTATGAAAGTTAAAACACCAATTCAAATTGTAAATACAAGAATAGCTGATATTGAATACAGATTGAGAGAGTTAAAAGATACAGGAGATTCATTTAGTATTGACAAAGCAGAAACTTCCTTAACTAAATATATTGCTATAAAAGCAACATTAGAAGCTGATATGCCAAAAGATACAAACAAAGGAACATCATATAGTAAAATGTTTGAGAAGATACAAGCCAAAAGATTACAAATCGAAGAATCAAAATCGAATATTGAAGAATCGAATATTGAAGAATCGAAAGATTTATAAATAGATAATCATTCTTATATATTAGAGGTAGAGATACTTCTGGATAGATAACACATTGAGATTATTTTTATATAAGCTTATTTGTTTTCTCATACGATTTTTACACACTTGATAAATTCTTAGTGTGTTATCGAGGATTGAAATATCCTCAAAAATTCTAACAAATTTTAATTCTAAATACAAAGACTTATAAACAATAGAACATTAATAATATTATGGTAAGAGAAATCATAAAAAATAAGTTAACATACACTTTAGAAAGTGGGTACGTAATAAAAGTAGATAGAGGGAACATAGTTCTAGGTAAAGACATCAAAGAAGTCATAAAAGTCTTAAAGAGGTTAGAAGAATAAAATGGGAGTAATGGGATGTAATAGAAAAGGTTGTAATAATGTCATGTGTGATAAATATTCAACAACTTTTGGATATATTTGTTATGAATGTTACTATGAAGGAATTGGACAAGATTTATCTGTATTGGAATTTATGAAAACAGATAAAAACACTTTTAAACAAACAAGAGAAACAGAATTTGAACACTATTTTGTAGAGGGAAACTAAATGGAAGGTAAAAGAGAAACTGTGAAAATGACTAAGAAAAGATTTCTTAGAGAAGTAGAGAAGAATAAAGAAGGTAAGTTTATTAAAGCAGTTTGTTTTTATTGGTATACAATTAAATATAATGATGTACTAGTAAAGAAATTATTTAAACCTGTTTATGAAACATTTGATGAGTTCAAAGAACGTGCAAAACAAGAGTTAATTAAATTTAAGAATTATAAAGAGGAATATTTAAATGAATAAGGAAATAAAAGAAAATATGATTTATCTATTAAAAAGATTAAATGAAGATTATGAAGGATTGTTTACATTAGATTACAATAACTATATCTTTGTATTAAAATATAATGGTCTTGAACTTGTTAAGTTTACACCTTGTGTTGCACGAGATAGAGTTTGGTGTGATAATATTTATTGGAGAATTAAAGGTGAACGAGATAGAGTTTAGAAAAGTAGGAGATATACAATACGATGGTTTTAATTCAATAGATAAACTTACACCTCCTAAAGAAAAACAAACCTTACTAAAAGGTTATTACAAAGGAGAATATTATATATTTGTAAATCATAAGTTAGTGGAGATTTCACATTTGGAATCTGATGAATTTGAAAGAGTTCATAGAATAAATAGATTAGAAAAATGTTAAAAGATAAAGCAATAGAAAAAGCAATAACAAATTCATATGGTGTAAAAACTAAGGGATTTTATTATGCAGACGTAAAGAAAGCAGTTAATAAACTAAGAGACTTATTTGATATAGATGGTGGTGGTTCTGAAGGATATACAGCAAAAAAAATTGATGAGATATTTGGAGACTTTAAAAAATGAAAGTATTAACAGCTGAAAAAATTAGAATTGAAATAGAAGGAGAGGTTTTCTTTTGTACATCGAATTTGAGTGTATTAGAAGTATATTGTTTCATGAAAACTAGAATTGAAGACGTGACATATTCAGACGGAATGTGGAAAGTACTTACAAATGAAGACAATATAAAGACGTTACAAGAACTTTTATCTTTTAGTATAGAATATATGAAATGGTCAGAAAAGTTTCTAGATTCACTTAAAAACAAGGATAAAAAAGAAGTAAGTGCTCGTGTGTTGTATCTAAGAAAGAAGTATCAAATGATTAGTAAGAGATTTCCCTTTTTATATGATTTTCAAAAGAAAGCAGTATTGAAAACAGCTTATAATAAACATGGTGGTCTGTTACTCGGAATGTCAATGGGTACAGGAAAAACAATTACAAGTATTGCTGCTGCTCTTTGTTTATCTGAAAATATCTTTATTGTGTCACCTGCTCCGTTAATGGAACAATGGCAAGCAGAATTATCAAAATGGTTTGATAAAGATAGTGTTATCTTTAAAGGTACAAAAGGTAAAAGAGAAAAATTGTATAAAGAGAACGAGAAATCTATAAAAATTATATCATATGATACATTTAAGAATGATAAAGATAATCTTGATTTACGTAAACAATTTAGACATAGTATATTAATTTGTGATGAAGCAACGAAACTAAAAAATAAGAAATCACAAAGATATTTAGCAATAAGTAAAAATAAGAATTTCTTTAATTGGAAGATATTTTTGAGTGGGACACCTGTAACAAAAGCATTACGTGACATTCATACATTAATACAATTAATTAATAGGGGATTAGCTGGGTCTATAAAAGATTTTGAAATTTACGAAATGATTACAAGTGGTTGGGGATATAATCAAAAGACATTTCCAAAATTAGTAGGATATAAAGATTTAGATGTTTATGTTAAAAGAATTAAACCTGTATATGAACGTAAGACATTGGAAGATATTGGAAAACAAATGCCTAAGAAAACTATAATAAGAGTTGATATTGAGCAAGATAAACCACATCATAAATTAGCTGATTTGATATTAGAGGAACACACAGCATTTACAGGTTTCTCTTTATTATGTATGTTAGATAGTGGAATTACAAATATTGTAAATTCAGAATCAGAGAGTGTTCAATTAATAGAAGATGAACTACCAACTAAATATACAGAAAATAAGTTAGCTGTCTTAAAAGAACTAGTTGAAGAGATAGACGATAAGACTTTAATATTTACACGATTTATTCAAACAACTAAAATGTTGAAAAAAGAATTACAAAAAGAATTTAAAAATAAGAAAATTGTAATTGTAGATGCATCAACACCTAATAAAGAAATGATTAAAAATCAATTCAATACAGGAGATATTGATATTGTAATAGCTACTGAAACATGGACTGAGGGTGTTAGTCTTGGTGAAGTGGATTATCTTATCAATTATGATGTCACACCATCTGTAGATAAATATTTACAGAAAAATGATAGAATCTATCGTTTAAACTCAACTAGACCTAAGTTTATATATAATCTTGTTGGAAATGTTGTAGAACAACACATTATGGATATATTAGAGAAGAAACTTATCCTTATATCTGCTGTGACTGATGGGCAGGCAGGAATTATGTCTGATTCAGATATTAAAGAGGAAGTAATGAAAAAACTAGGAAAAAGATAGTTTTATAAAGACAAAACTATTTCTATTACTATGAATAATAAATCAGTAGTATGGTGGAGTGGTGGTAAAGATTCAACAGCAGTAATTTTAAAATTACTTGAACTTGGTTATAGAGATTTTAATGTCGTATTTATAGATACTGGAATTGAATTCGATGAAATGTATACATACATAGAGAGAAGTAAGAAATATTTCTTAAAGTTTGGTATAAAAGTAAAAACATATAAGTCAAAAAAATATACTTGGGAAAATATGTTTTATTCTATAAAACAAAAAGGAAAGAACAAAGGGGATAATTACGGTTTTCCTTATACTTGTGGTGCCTGGTGTAATGCTAGGTTGAAAGTAGACCCGATGAATGAAGCAAAAAAAGATTTTAAAGACTATATAGAAATAATAGGATATGCGATAGATGAAAAATCAAAAATAAGACAATTAAAGATAAAAAATAAACTTAATGGGATAGATAAATTCAAAACAGTTAAATATGTTAAAGATAAAAAAACAAAAGAGATAAGAGAAGTTACATTAGAACATGACATTTCAAATGAAAGATATTTATTAGCAGAACATAATATGAAAGAATCTGATTGTTTAGAATTATGTAAAAAACATAATCTATATAATCCATTATATGATTTGTTTGGAAGAACTGGATGTTGGTGTTGCCCTAAACAACCATTAGCAAGTTTAAGAATCATTTATTTAAAAATGCCTGAAAAATGGAATCAACTACGAGTGTGGCAAAAAAATAGTAAGAATTCATTTAGACCTAAAGAATCAATTTTTGATTTACAAGAACGATTTGAATCTGAGATTATCGAATCTAAGATTAAGCTTTTAAAAAAAACAGTATTAAAACATTATTTAATTTTTAAAACAACAATTTTTCATTACTCAACAATAACAATAATTCTATCATTACTCAACAATCAACAACTTTATAAACACGTAATCATTCTTATATTATACTGACCACAGAGTCAGACTTAGTAAACTTACAAAACTTACATTTAATTATTAGAGATTATTACCTCACAATTTTTATATTTATTCTAACGAAAACAAAAGACTTATAAAGAGTTAATCATTATTATATATTATGAGTTGAAAAACTCGAGAAAATAAAATGGAAAACACATTAAAATATTTGGATTCAACAATGGTTGAAAAATTAGAAGTTAAAGGTTACTCTAAAGAGAGTTTGATTGAATTAGAAGCAAGAGAAATTAAATTATACGAAAAAAGATTTAAAGGTACTGCTTACACTGAGGAAAAATACGTAGGAAATAGAATGAAGTCTTTAGCTAAGACTAGATTAGCTGATAAAAGAGATTTTGTAACAGGTATATTATCACTTGAATCAAAACACATTATTGTAAAGATTAATGGTGAAATGACTTTAAAAGGTTTAGGATTCTCAAAAGACTTTCCAAAAGATAACTTTAAAGCAAAAACAGGAGATAAAATTAGATTCTTAGCTTATCCTGATAACTTAGATAAATACCCTACAATTTGGTTTAATGAATTACCAGAAGTAATTGGAAGTGTAGACGTCTCAAAGATTGATGATATTTTATTAAAAGGTGGATTTAAAGATTTAGATGTTGTAATTGTTGGAAGTACTAAACTTGAAAATAGCTTAGGTGATTGGAGAAAATTCTCTGAGAAAAATGCAGGTAAAACAAGAATTGATAAAAACACAAAGGTAGAATATAAAGTAGAAGCTGGTAGAATGCCTTGGTCTTGTGGTGACATACCATTTGGTTCAAAGATTCCTGAAGGAAATGATTATCGATGTAACGCATTGGCTTTAATTAAGAGTGATGATAATACAATAATGAAGTCTTTAGTATTAAAAGGTGATTGGTTAGAAAATGCAGACTTATCAACAGGAAGTGTTATTAAATATAAATCAACATTAGCAACTGTTGCAGCTCTTAAAAACGTTTGGATTACAAATGAACCTGTATTTGATAAAGAAAAACAAGTAATTACAAAAGATGAAATCTTAGAACAAGGTAAAGAATTTGTAAGAACTATTGAAGAATTAAACAAAGAAGATTACAAAGGTTTAGCTATTGTAACAGGAAACATTGCAAACTATAGTGTTAAAGGTAGTGCTGTTGAAGTTTCATTCTCTGATGATTCAGAAGGAGATGGATTAAATGATATTGTTGATAAAAACTATATTGTAGATTGTCCATTTGTTGACGGTTCAATGGATGTTACATTTATTGGATTAATTTCAAGAGATGTTAACACAAATTTATACTCATTTGGTAATAGTGTATTTACAACATTCTTTGATGAAATATTTGCTGTTCCAAAAGCTGAGGAAGATTTAGCTGACGAAACATTTGAAAGTGAAGATTTTGCTAGTGATGATGAAGACATCGAAAGTGATGAAGAAATTGATATTGAGGACGATTTATTATAAAATGGCAGGAGCTAATATAGTTGATGTACAAAGAATCGTTACAGAAAAAATTAGATTTACTGGAGGGGATTATATCCTCAACACTAACGATAAAACATTATTTAAGATGTTTCATAAGATTAAAGATTACGGAGACGAATTAAAGAAGAGTGTAATTGAAGCATTTTTACAAGATAAGTTTAAAAATGTTAATAAAGAATACAGACACGAAATATTTGTAAGAGATATGGAAGTATTCACAAAAACAATCTTGAAATACTTCGATGAGTTTGTGGAAAATATGACTGAAGCTGATACATTGGAAACAATCGACCAATTAAAAGCATATGATATTGAACTTGAATCAGATGACGAAGATGAAGAGGAAGATGAAGAGGAATCTCGTGAAATGACTTATGAAGAAAAACAAGCAGCTTTAAGAAATAACAATACAAATGTAAATGATGTAAACAATGAGGCTAGTGCGTGATGGCAACACCTGTTAAAAAAGAAGTAACTGAAACTCTTGAACAAAGAAGAGCAAAATGGTATACTAAAGTTAAAGAACTTGAAAGTAAAAAATTTTGTATTGTTGTTGGAACTTCTGATAAAAATGGAATGTCTGATGGAACAGGTAAAACTGCTTTAACTGTAAGTTATGGTATTGATTACTTAAAAAAGAATCCTACCAAAAACATCTTCATAATTGATATTGATTGTAGTGTTGATTATATTGCTAAGTACTATACTGAATATACAGATAGAATTTTAGTATTTCAACCTAACTTTGTTAAAGAAGATAATACAGCTGATTTTACAAGATGTATTAAAGAGATTAATGCTGTTTGTGGTGATATTGCTAAAAATTATGAAGAGTTAAATATTGGAATGATTATCTTTGATGGATTAACACCTTTTAAAAAGATGTGTGAGATGCAGATGAGAATGGATAAATTTATTACAACTGAAGGAAAAGTTAATACTTTGTTTTGGCAGACTAGAAACAATCATTTTTTCAAGTCATTGAATACATTAAGAAGAGTACCAATTCATAAGTTTTTCATTGCTCAAGATGATTTCTTAGCATTTAATCAAACTATTGACATGGGTGGGACTGTTGTAAAAGTAGGAGCACTTCAAAAATCAGTAAGTGAAATGTGTTTACAAAGAATCCTTTGTTCAAAGAAAGAAAACTCAAATGGTGATTATGTTTTAACAGCTAAGATTGATAAAGCAAAAGATGCACCCGAGAAACTCAACAAAGAGTACAAATTTATGATTGTAAATGATAAAGGAGTACGATTTAATACTGATAAAGTGTTTGAAGGATTATAAATAATTTTAAAAACACTTATAGATTTATATTATTACAAAAAATGGTTAAAAAAGAAAAAATTAACGAAAAAGTTGCTAAAGTATTAGCAGACAAGGATATTTACAAAGGTAGTTTACCTGGAAAAGAAGAAGGATTTATAAAAGCAACAGAAGTTGAGGGTGAAACATTTTATGAAGAAATTTCAAAAGAAGATGTCACTAAAATAGTTAAGGAAGATGTTAAATTGAAAGAAGTAATTACTGAATCAATTACAGAAGCTGAACCTAAAACACCTGTAAGTAACAAGTCAAAGTTTGATACTATTGTAAAATTGTTAAAAACAGGAAGTCTTGTACAAGATACAAGTGTAGGAAGATTACACATTCTAGATTACGATGAAAAGACAGGAAAGTCAAATGCATATCTTGGAGACAAGAAAATGAACGTTGAATTAAAGAGTATTCTTTAATTTATTTTTAATTCTAAATACAAACATTTATAAACTAATCACTATTTTTATTATTATGAAGAAAAAAGAAACAACAAATTTAAAGGAAGCTAAAGGTAGATTTATTTGTTATAATTGTAAATTAGGATTTAATAAGTTAAGATGTATAGGAGTGGGACAAGGTTACTGTGAAAAGTGTTGGAAACTAGAACCTTGGAACAAAAGACTTATAAATGATTAATCATTATTTATTATATGGTTGAGAAGCCAAAAAGATAAAAAAAATGATTAAAATAGAAAATACAAAATTTGAAAAGTTTCTGAAATATATTTCAGTAGAAAAAGTTAATGAACAATTAGTAATTGAATTTACTGAAAATGGTATTGAAGCAAACGTTTTCTCAATAGACCACACGTTAGCAGTAATTGCTACACTTAAAAAAGAAGACTTTATTGAATATGAAAATATTAATAAAAAAGTTGGAATTAAAAATGTAGAAAGTTTAATTAATATTATGAAAGTTCTTTCAAATGATGTTGAATTAAACGTAATAGAAGAAAACAATACAGAATTCTTATCAGTAGTTAGTGATAAAACAAAAGCAACTGTATCAGTAGCAGATATTGATAGTATTGAAACTAAATTAGACCCTAAATTTAAAACAATGATTCTAGAAAAAGACACAAATTTTGTATCTTTAGATAGAAGCACAATAAATAAGTTATCTTCTATTATTGGGAGTGTTGAAAAATTAACTAAGTTAACTATTAAAGATAATGTATTAAATGTATTAATGGGTAGTTCAAGTATAGTTACAATTAATAATACTATTGAAAACTTTGAACATGTAGATGAAAAAGGAACTTATGGAGTTAAAATTAGTAATGTTTTAAAAACTATTAAAGATGAAGATGTAAGTTTATGTGTAATTGAAGGAAATTTAATTCTTAGAGTAGAAAAGTACAACTCATTAGTTTTACTAGCATCGGAGGAATAAATAATGGAGTTATGGACTGAAAAATACAGACCAAAGAAATTTGAAGACGTAATTGGAATTCCAAAATCTATTGTGAATTCCATTAAAGAAGGTGGAATTCCACATCTTTTATTATCCTCAAATAGTCCTGGTACAGGAAAATCTTCGAGTATGAGAATTATCATTGAACAAAATAAAGCTGAGTGTTTACAATTAAATGCAAGTACTGAAAATGGTGTAGATGTTGTAAGAAATGAAATTAAAAACTTCGCTATGTCAAAATCTATTAACGGGACACCACGTATTATTGCACTAGAAGAAGCACAACAACTTACAAATCAAGCACAAAGAGCTTTATTAGATGTTATGGAAAGATATGAGAAAAATTGTAGATTTATTTTAACTTGTAATAATTATAAGAAGTTAGATGATGCATTAATTTCAAGATGTCAGCATCACAAATACGAGAAACCAAAGAAAGAAGATATTTGGGATTTAGTACAAAAGATTTGTGAAAAAGAATCTTTATCAGTGAGTGAGAAATTAGTTCAATTACTTGTTGATAGATATTATCCGGATATGAGAACTATTGTAAATAAATTACAAGAATTCAAAGAACTAAATATCAAAATTACAGAAGATTTAATTTTAAGTGATGTTAGAGTCTCAGAAAAACTATTTGAATTATTACAGAATAAAACACCATTCACAAAAATAAGACAATGGGTATTAAATGAGAATATCAATTATGAATCAGCACTTGTGGAAATGTATATTTATTTATTAGATAATAAAGACAAGTTTAAAGGTAAAGTTTCTAAGATTTTAGAAAAGATTGTAATTTGTAATAGGTATATGAAGTCTTGTATATCACAAGAAATTGAATTTGAACATATGTTGAAATCAATTTTAACAATAATTTAAATTAAAATGGTATTAATGAGTATGCAAGCAATATTTGAAAGAAGATACAAAGATGTAGATGTAAATCTACTAGTACCTTTGAATCGTTGGAGTAACTTCTGTATACAAAATGAGAACGTTACAGTCGATATCAATAGACATTTCTTTGTTGGTAATAAGAATATACTACTGGGTCAATTATACTATTGGAATCGTTCCCCTAAGTTTATTAAATATCACAAAACCGAGAAATTTAATAAAGATAGATTTGATTTTGTATCACAACTCTTACAAAGAAAATACAAATACGGCACAAATGAGATTGAGTCAATGAAAAGACTTATTGAGATTATGATTAAGCGTTCTGATGAAATGGAAAAATTAGCAGGTTATTTTGGTCTAGAATTAAAAGACAGAAAGAAATTAGGTTTAAAAGTGTTGAAACCAAAGATTGAAAAATCAACTAAAAAGATTAGAACACTATTTTAAAAAATGAAAGAAGAAATTTTAAAAACAAGAAAATTAAAAGTATTTGAGATGTTTGCTGGTTATGGTGGGGCATCTTTTGGTTTACAAAATGCAGGAATAGAGCACGAATCAGTAGGTTTTAGTGAGATAGAACCTTGTAGTATTAAATGTTATGCACAAAACCATATTGGAGTAAAAAATTCCGGTGATTGTTATAAAATAAAAACTGAAGATTTACCTGATTTTGACATATTAACAGGGGGATTTCCATGTCAGTCCTTTTCAATAGCTGGAAAAAGAGAAGGATTTAAAGCAAAGAAAAAAGGACAACTATTTTTTGAAATTATAAGAATAGCAAAAGATAAAAAGCCTAAATATATGTTACTTGAAAATGTACAGGGTTTAATAAGTCACGATAATGGTAACACTTTAAGTGTAGTACTACAAGAATTAAGGGTTTTGGGTTATGGTGTAGAACATAAACTACTTTATACTAAAGATTATGGAATACCTCAAAATAGACCTAGAATTTGGTTTGCTTGTAAACTTGGTGGTTGGGAATTAGGAGAATTTAGTTGGCCTAAAAAAGAAAAAACTTGTGAAAGTATTTGGAATATTCTTGAAAAAGAAGTAGACCATAAATATTACCTAAAAAAAGATTTGTTAGAAACACTCAATAGAATAGAAGTTGAGAAAGGTAGAACAAAAATATTACAATCAGATGGATTATTTCAATTTAGGTATGATAAGGGTTTGGTTAAAGCAGATACATTTACTTTAATGGCAAACTTTAAACCTAATGATTTGTCTAATATGTTATTTATTAGACAACCACAAAAAAGTTTTATCGGAGGTTATAGATATGACAAAGGTATAGAGATATTAAGTGATAAAAATGTATGTTCAACATTAACAGCAGCAAAGAATCAAATAATTATTGGTGATTTTAGGTATGATGAAGGAATAAGAGTTAGAGAAGATGAGATATCACCAACATTAACTACTAACAACAATACAATAACAAACTTTTCTATAACAACATTTAGAAGTATAACACCAAAAGAATGTTGGCGATTAATGGGATTTAAGGATGGTCAAATTAATGTTGAAGGTATGACAGATAGACAACAGTATTTCATGTCTGGTAATGGTTGGGATATTAATGTTGCAAGTTTAATTTGGAAACAAATGTTAACTAATAAATTTGAGAAAAGAGGATTATTTAAATTACTTTAAATGGAACTTATTGATAAAATTATTAAACTTGTTAGTAGATTAAAATTACAAAATAAATGCCCAACTAGAGTTTATATAAAAGAAAAGTATTTAAAAGAAACAACGGTATTTAATCCAGTTAAATACTATTCTGTTAGTGAAAAAGATGAAGAGATGTTTATGAAAGATAATTTTATAAATAGAGACTTCTTTATAATTTAAAATGGGAAAATATATACAAAAATTAGTAAAAACAGAGAAAGAGTGGCAACAACTAGTTGAATTATCAAAACAACATAAAGTGATGAGTTTTGATACTGAAAATGGAGGTGTTGATAAACTACATGCTGTAAATGTTAAACATTGTAATCCTGCTGGATTTAGTGTCTCGTTTGATGGTATTACAGGTTTTTATGTACCTATTAATCATACAGATATTAAAACAGAATTTCACAAGAGATTTAACGAGTTATTAGAAACTGTAATTGTATTACCTATGTGGAATGCTCCATACGATGGTGGTATAGTTCAATATAGATACAACGTAGACATTGAAGACAAATATTGGTGGGATTGTATGGTTGCTCAACATCTAATTGATGAGACAGATAAGAAAGGATTAAAATATAATTCAGAAAAATACTTTGGTTATACACAGGACCACTTTGATTTTGGTGATTGTAGTAAAGTATCAAGTGAAGCTATTTTCAAATATGCTTGTGATGATGCTATTATGACCTTTAAACATTATGAAAGATTACAACCTCAACTAAAAAAAGAAGGGTTATCAAGACTATTTAGAGAAAGAGAAATACCTTTACAACCTGTATTGGCTCACATGAAGTGGCACGGTGTTACGTTTGATACTGAAAGAAGTATTGAGATTGAAGAAAAAGCTAAGAATAGATTAGATGAAATAATTCCTGAGATTTGTGCTGTAACTCCTGAGATTAGAATGCAAAAAACATTATTTGGTGGCCCTAGTATTCCAATCACTGATGTGAATAAACCTAATCAATTAAAGAAACTTTTATTTGATGATTTAAACTTAACAATTACAGAAAAAACTGAAACAGGTTTACCTAAAGTTGATAAGAGAGCATTAAAAAATATTAAAGATGAACATCCTATTATTCCATTATTAATAGAAAATTCAGTTGTTAAAAAGATTTACTCAACTTACACGTACAGTTTACGAACTAAAGTTATGAAGGATAATAAGATATTTATGAACTTAAATGATGTAGGCACAAAAACCGGACGTTTCGCGTCAAACTCGCCGAATCTACAAAATTTACCATCTAATGATGACTATCCTATTAGAGAATGTTTCATTGCTCCTAAAGGTTATAAAATGATAGCAATTGATTATTCACAACAAGAATATAGATTTTGTGGGCATTTGTGTGATTGTAAAAACTTTAAAGAGTTGTATAAGAAAGGTAAAGATTTACATCTAACAACAGCTAATGATTGTTATAATCTAGGAATTCCAGAGGAAGGCTTAATTAAGTCAAGTCCAAAATATAAAGAGTATGAAGAGAAGTTTCATAAACACAGAAAATTAGCTAAATCAATTAATTTTGGTATTCTATATGGTATGGGTGCAAAAAGTTTAGGTGAACTACTTGGAGTAGATGAATCAGAAGGGCAAAGAATTATTGATGCTTATTCAATAGCAAACCCTGAAATTATTACTAAAATGAAGCACATACACAAACTTGTAGATGCACAAGGTTTTGTGAGAAATTATTATGGGAGAAAAAGAAGATTTACAAAAAGACATGGGAGATTTTATTCAAATGGAGATAAAAGAGAAGCCTTTAATCATCAAATACAATCATCATGTGCGGACATGTTAAGAGGAGTGTTCATAGAGATTTACAAATATGTAAAGACTACAAATGATGAAGTCATAATAAATTTTACAGTTCATGATGAACTTGTTTTTTCTGTGAAGGATAATGAAAGAAAAAACTCGCATCTTAAAAAATTAATTAACATTATGGAAACCACAGAGAAGTTTAGTATATATATGACAGCCGATTGTGGTGGTTTTTATAATAATTATGCAGATGCGAAATAGAAAGATTTATAAATAATATTTAATTATTTATTATATGATTGAGAAAAACTTAATAAAACAATTAAAAGAGAACGACGAAGATTACAATTTCTATCCTACATCAAAAAGTATGATTAAAACAATATTTAATCATATAAATAATAATTATGTAGATATTTTAGACATAGGTTGTGGTACCTGTAACTTTAAAAATTATTTTAATGAATTATCAGAAGAAAAATATAATTATGAACAACAAAACAATATTCTAAGTGAATATCAAAGAGAAATTCCAAAGAAAAAAATAAATAATTATTTTGTAATTGAGAAATCAAAAATCTTAATAAATAAATTAGATAAAGATTCTATGATTCTAGGTACTGATTTTTATGAGACTAATTTAATAGATAAACCTGTAGGAACTATCTTTTGTAATCCACCTTACGATGATTTTAAAAATTGGATGTATAAAATTATAGATGAAGGTAATTGCTATGATATGTATTTAATAGTTCCTCAAAGATGGAAAGAAGATACTAGAATAAATGACTTAATTACAAAAAGAAAATTTACTTATGAAGTATTAGATAGTACAGATTTTTTAAATGCTGAAAGACAAGCAAGAGCTAAAGTTGATATTCTACACATAACTAAAAAAGTTAAAAATTATAGAAATGATAGTTTAGATAGTATTGAAAAAGATTCATTTAGTGAATGGTTCAATGAAGAATTTCCTATGAGTAGAGAAGAGATAGAAACAACACCTGAAGAAACTATTAAGAATGAATTAGTTAATGGAGAAGATAAAACAGAGATTCTTGTTAACCTGTATAATAGTGAAATTACAATATTTAATAATCATTTTAAATCTATATGTTCACTTGATTTAAGTATTTTAGAAACAATAGGAATTGATAAATCTAAAGTTATGAAAACAATACAACAAAAAACAAAAAGTTTAAAAATACTTTATTGGAAAATGGTTTTTGAACAATTAGACGAAATAACAACCAGATTAACAACTGAAACAAGAAGAGAATTGTTTGAGAAGTTTACAGAATGTCATGCAATAGACTTTAATAAAAGAAACATTTACGCTATAATTGTATGGGTTATAAAGAACTCTAATGACTATTACAATAAACAATTAATTAGTTTCTATAAAGAACTATCTGATAAAACTAATGTTACCCCGTTTAAGTCTAATCAAAAGTTATTTGAAAATGATGAGTGGAGATGGAATAGTTTTAGTACAAAAGCAACACATTACACACTAGATTATAGAATTATTTGTAATAATAGATTAATAAACGTAAAGCAAAACTGGAACGGAGGAGGACTAGAAACAGGTTATGACTATGACGAGAAAATTTCTGATATCAAAGTAGTGTTTAAAAATATAGGATTTGAAATAAAAAATATTGAAAAACCAACGAGTTTCGGAGAGAAATGTTATGCATACGATAATGAAGGAATCCAAATGTTCGAATTTAAATGTCATAAAAATGGTAATTTACATTTAAAACTAAATGTTGAATTTACAAAAGCAATGAATGTAGAAGTAGCAAGATTACTTGGTTGGATTAAAAATAAAGAAGATATTAAAAGAGAATTTTCAAAAGAAATGGCAAAAGGTGCAGAGAAATACTTTAAATCAAATCAATGTATAGGTTTTTCTGATATTAAGTTGTTACAATAAATTTAAAATACTCTAATTCTTTTTAACTATTATGAATTAATGACAACTACAATACAACAATTCTAAACTAATAGAAACACTTATAAAGAGATAATCATTAATATTATTATGATTAAGAAATCAGAAGAGATAAAAAAAGAATATGAATATAATGACATATTCTTAAAAGCAAAAAAAGATATAAGTGAGATTATAAGAAAAGCCGATGATGAAGTTTCAAAGATTATAGAAGAAAAGAAAGTTGAAACTTTTAGTAACATTACAGAAATGATTAATGTTCAAAATGACTTAAAGTATGCTGAATTAGAAGGAGAAAATTTAGATAAATTAAGAAACGCATTTTATAATTGGAGAAATTGTAAATGAATGAAGATAATTTAATAATTTATCATTCAGCAGATTTTGACGGGAAATTTTCACGTGATGTAGTTGAAACATATTTAAACGACAATCAAGAATCATTTAAATCAGTAGGTTGGAATCACAACGAGAAAACTATTGAAATTGATAGATACAAGAATGTATATATTGTAGATTTACCTATCACATGTGCTCAAGATTTTGAAAATAATCTAGGTAAAATTACTTGGATAGACCATCATGCTGCTGTAATTGAACAATACAAAGACTTAAAAGTAAAAGGTTTAAGAAGAGTTGGAAGAGGAGCTTGTGAACTATGTTTTAATTATTTGTTCCCTCATGAAGAATTACCTAAATCATTAGAACTTGTATCAAGTCATGATGTTTGGGATTTAAGTGAAGAAACAGAAAACTTTCAATATGGGTTAAGAACAATCGATGAGAAATATCAAAACTTGTGGGATTCAAATGGTAAGATTGATGAAATTCTAGATACAGGTAAAACTATTTTAAAGTATCAAGTAGCACAAAATAAAATTCTTATGAAAAATGCACGTTATATTGAATTTGAAGGGTATAAAACTATTTGTATGAATAATTCTATAGGTGGTAGTGAAATCTTTGACTCTATCGACCCAGAGACGTATGATATTATGTTAACTTATCATAATACAAAAGACAATGAGTGGGCTTATAGTGTATATAGTAAAAAAGAAATTGATGTATCGATAATTGCTAGAAAGTTTAAAGGTGGGGGTCACTATCACGCTGCAGGCGCAACTTTACCTTATCTATTACCTGAATTAGATAATATAAATCGAGAATTAAAACTCAAAGGGACATTAGATTAAAATAGTTGTTACTCATCAATAACAACTATCTTTTATAAACAATACATAATTCTTAGAGTATACTTATATAATAAATAATATATAAGTATCTTATGGTTGAAATTAAAATACCTAAGAAAGTAGAAGATGTTTACAATAAGACTGTTTCTTATTGTAAAGAAGACCCTAAAAGATTTAAAAGAATTTTAGGTTTTATTGTATTACTAATACTAATGAATTTCTGGAGTAATACATTAACACATGCAGATATTCTACAATGTGACCAAGGTACATATAGAGTTCCTGGATATATTCAAGATAGAACAAATGTTAATCTAGATTATATCGAGATAGAAGATTACAAAATATCCTCAGATGGTTGGATATGTAAAATAAATGTGTATGCTGAACCTCAAGCAAATGAGAGATATGGAAAGAAAGTATATAGTGATAGTATTTCAGAACATGGTATTAAAACAAGAAAGAGTAGAGGATACTCAAGTACAGAAATAGTTCAACAAGCAACTATTTATAATTAATTCTTTAAAACAAACACTTATAAACACTTAATCATTATTATTATTATGATTGAAAAAAACAAACTAAAGAATAGGTTAAGTAAAAGTAAACTAAAATCTTTTGCGATTTGTCCCAAAAGATATTGGTTCGATAGAATGGAACCAGCACCATTTTTAGCAAGCACAGCAACTGTCAAAGGAACTCGATTACATAGTATTTTTGATAATTTGTATAAATCATTTGGTGATATACAAGAATACAGAAGTAAAGAACAACTGTATGATGAGTTAATGAGTCAACTACGTGAAACAAAAGAAGATACATATAAAGAGATTGCTAAAACTGATTGGAATCTTCCTAAACATACACCTGAACAAAAACAAATGTTCTTAGACTTATTACCTGAGAATGAAAAAGTTGAGTATGAAAAACAAGTTAAAATGTTTGTTGATTGGATTGAACAATTAGGATTTACTTATCCTGAAAATTGTGAAGAAAAGATTTATGATGAAGACTTTGATTTTGTTGCTTTATATGATAGATTAGAATTTGATGGAAAAGTTAGAATTGTAATGGATTACAAGACAGGTAAAGAACATGATTTAAGTGATTATACAGATGATGAACTTCCTTGGTATGCTTTCTTTATTGAGAAGAAATATCCAGAGAAAAAGATTGATTACGTATTAATTTATTTCGTTGATTTAGGTAAAGCAAAATTAGTAAAATACACTGAAGAAATGTCTATGAATGCCATGAGTAAATTTCAATTTTTAGAAGATGGTGTTGATGAATGTATTAGAAATAATAACTGGCCAGCTCAATTAAATAATTATTGTGGTTATTGCCCTTATAATGAGAAATGTAAAATGTATCAATGGAAATTAAAAAAGAAAGAACAAGATAAAGTAAAGAAAGAAGGTGTAAAGAGTGTCACTAAGAAAAACACTCTATTTGGAAAATGAATCTAACATATATTATAGCAACATTGAATAAACCATCACGTTCAGGTGTGATAATAGAGGATAACGAACACACTAGAGAAGAGTTTAAAAAACTCATTGGTACGACTCTCAATAAAATGAAATGTGTTGATATTAAATTTGAAGATAATTTAGTGTTAGGTGAGTATGAGGTAATAAACTAAAATGGTGATTTTAGAATTAGCAATACCAAAAAGAACTGTGATTCATAACAAAGAACAATTTAATAAGTTCTTAAAAAAATATCATGGGAGAACTAATATATACAAATCTGTATACAAGTTCAAGTATCCAGCAACTGTATATGCTGCTGAGTATGAAACAGCAATATTAAATACAATGTTTTTTGATTGTGATTCAAAAGATTCAATTAATGTAATTAATAAGTTTCATAACTATTTGGTAGAAAAGAATCTAAGACATCATATTATACAATCAAGTTTCAAGAGATTTCATTTATTTGTAGCTGTAAAACCTAATAATATTTACACGAATAAGAAAGTAGCTTTATTTAATGCTATGGTTCATCTAGCAAAAGAAGCAGAGATTAGTTATGGGTATGGTGACGTAGAGAATATCGATTTAGACGCCTCTAGCTTTGGTGATTTGGCGAGATTATGTGCGTTAGTTAAAACTTATAAGCCCAAGAAAAAGTCGTGGGTAAACTATGTTAAAATCGATGATGTGAATGACGAAGAAAGATTAAAAAAGATTTCATCAAGATTATACAAGACTAAACCAACATATTATGGAACTAAGTTATTTGATATAACTAAATTTGATGATGGACAACCAACTGAAAATATGGTAAGACCAAATAGAGATTGGAGTGAATGTAACTTAGAAGTTACAAATGAGGAAGCAACTAAATTAGCTCAAGCATTTCCACCAATCATTAAAAAGATTTTGTCAAATTACAAACCAGAAGGAAGTATAAAAGGTTATTGTGATGACCATAATATGAGATGGTTAGTAGCTATTGTGTGTCGTGATGCTTTTGAGTTTGACCCTAAAGTAACAGAACAAATTTGTAAACATTACTTTAGTCAGCATAAGAATTATTCAACTTGTAATGGGTCTTGTACTCAGTGGGATAGATTCGAAGTTTGTCATGGTGTGGATTCAGTTTACACAGGACATCATGCTCATAGAACAATTAGTTTACATACACTAGAAAAACGTGGTTACGAAGTAACAAAAGAAGATAGAGAGTTTTGGAGTGAAATATATTAAAATGGTAGAAAAAAGAAAAGGACCTAAAAAGAAATTCTATAGAAAATGTAGATATTGTGGAAAGAATTTTGTATTACCGTATCGTACGAGTAAACAAATTTTTTGTAATCAAGAATGTTCAACTGCTTGTGGTAAAAAGAATTTAAAACACTATCAATCATTACCTGAATGTGGAATATGTGGAGCAAAGAAAGAAGCAAAACCTGCATTTTGTATTGGTTGTAGTCATAAAAATTATACTGTTGCTTTATTACATGAACATATGACACTAGAACAAGCAAAAGCAGGAAAGTTTTATTGTGTTAATTGTAAAACTGTATCTGATGACGAACATTGTAAGAAGTGTAAATCATTGTTAAATATTACAGAAGTTACTTGTGTAGATTGTGGTAAATTAACAGGAGAAAAATATTCACAGTTTGATGATTTTCCAAAAGGTGGATGGAGATGTAGAGAATGTTTAAAGAAAGTTAAAGAGAAGAAACCAAAAGAAACTTTATATTGTGCATGTGGTAAGAGATTAGGTTGTAGACAACACACTTATTGTTGTTTAGGTTGTATGATAGACCATAGATATACAGGTCATGAATATGTTAGACCAGATACATGTGAGATTTGTGATAAAGATGTCTCAAGAGGTGTCAAAGTTTGTCAAAATTGTAGGACAAAAGGTATGGTTATATATTGTGATAAGAAAGGAATAACACCAAAGAAATTACAAAGTTTATTATTTACTCATAAATGGTGTGAGAAACATAAACAACCTTATAAAGTTAAATGTACTCAATGTGTAATTGAGGAGGATAAGATGTTAAAAGGTAGAAAACGTTGTGATTGTGGAGTAATAATCTCAAAAGGTAAATCAATGTGTATACAATGTCGTATGGCTAAACTAGAGGAAAAAGCAAAAGAGGGTAAAATAAATGACTGAGATAACCGAGAGTAAATTTAAAACTTGGTGTAAGAAATTTAATTATTACAATCTTAAACTAAATGTAGGTACAGCAACAGGTCATTTAATTAATCAACCTGCTGATTTTATAATGTCAATTAAAGGTAAAATGTATTTAGTTGAATGTAAAGAAGTTGAAAAGAATGAAACATTCCCATTTGTAAGATTTACACAAAAGAGAAAAATGAGTTTAGCAAAGAAAACTGACTCTAAACTTAAATGTTATGTATTAGTGTATTTTAAACGATTAGACACTATTTGTTTATTTGATATCAAATCATATCTAAAAGTAGAAAAGTCTTCTATATTCAAGTCTGGTAAGTCTAAAGAGTCGTTTAACATCAAAGACATAGATGATAAGTTTAAATGTAACTGGAAAACGTTACACGAGAAATTAAAATAGATAGTTTTATAAAGAATAGAATATTAATTATTATATGGAAGAGAAAACCATAGAATACTTTAAAAGTATTGGATACACAGAGGAAGAAGCAGTTGCTATGTTAGTAAATAATAATGCAGACATAGAGGAAGAGTAAACGTATTCATTTTATTCATATTTAACCTCTTATAATAAAGGTTATTATATAAAAGAAAATATGAATAAAATACATATAATTCTAGTAAATACATAAATGAATATATTTATTCATACAAAATAATAAATATATTTATAAATAGAAGTCAATTTAAATATATATGGTAAAGAAAAATACTACTATAAGTATAGATTCCGATATTTTAGCATTAGCTAAAACTAAAATAGGAAATATGAGTCAAGAATTTGAAAAATTTCTTGTTATGAGAATGAAATCTAAAACTATTGAAGAAACAGCAGAGAAGATAGAAGAACTTAGTATGAGTTCTATTGATAAAATAATTATTGATAATATTGAAAATAAAAACAAAGGTTATCATAGTATTATAAAGAAATGTGATACAATAAGAAGTGAGTTTATTAAGGATTATAAGAATTACCCACAAACACAAGGGTTGAAAAGAGCCGAAGAGTTACAGTTGTTATTGAATGATTTTACAAAGAATTTTTCTAGAACAGTTGAAGATATGTTATTACTAGATAAAATTAAAGAACTTGTAACTTCTATACAAGATAACAACATACCAGAAATTTGGAATTTTATTAAACATAAATATACATATGATAAAACATTTACACATCTAGCTGCTAAACTAGGTATCAAGAAAGAAAAAATTTATAATTTGCTTAAAGCAACAAAAGATGTTAAGAAAGGAGAAAATGCAGAATGAATGAAGAACAAAAAAGATTAGAACAAGAAATGATGATTAGTATTAGTTATGATGATGAAATTGAAGAATTAAAAGAAGAAATGGAATTTGATAAACAAATGGAATTATACCATGCAGGTATAATTGGTATTGCTGATGATTTACCGAAAGAGTACGAAATTGAAGATTGGGAAGCAGAAGATGAACATATGAAAAGAAATTATATACAATTTTTAAAGAATAATCCTAAATACAAAGACTTATAAAGAATAGAAGATTATTATATATTATGAGTTATGAGAACTCAAATAAATAAAATGGAACCTGTATATAAATCAGAGAGAAGTAAAAGAATGACTAAGACTGTTGGGAAACAGAAATCTTTTAAAGATGGTTTAACTGCTTTATTAGAAAAACAACAAGGTAAGAAAGTTAAAAAGTGTTTGAGGGTTGTAAATGAATAATAAATGTGATAACTGTAATAGTAGTTGTGAAGCTACAGAAAATAGTGAACAAGGTAAATACAGATGTAATAATTGTGGTATTACAAAACACGTAAACTTTGAAACAGGTTACACAACATATATAGAAAATGATTAGTGATGAATTAAAACAAAAGTTAAAAGAGAAATATGGAACTTGTATTGATTACAATGTAGACGAAACAAGAATATTTTATAAAGGTCAATTAGTTTATGATTTTAAAAGAGCTGAAGTGTTAGGTGATTCTTGTGTATTACCTATATTAGATTTAATTATACAAGATGATTGAGTATATATTCTATTCTGAGAACTTAGACACGTTATTTGACGTGTTTAAAACAGTTAGTAAACGAGAACTCACAAAACAAGAAACACTTGAAATATCAACTCAAAAGTGTATCATACTTAATTTTAGAAATATAAATGATTTGAATAGTTTTTTAAATTCTTAGAAATAAGATGTTTTATTTTTATTTTTATTTTTTATTTTATTTAACATCTTCAAATTGCTTACTTAAAGCAAAATGCATTGGCATTAATTCATCTGGACAACTTAAATTAAATTCTTTAGCAACATCTAATTTTCCTTTTGATGCATCTAAATAAATTCTTCCATTTGCTTCTGTACAAATAGTTCTCTCAGGTGTTGCTTTTGCTACGTAACTTCTCACTAAATTTAAACCTTTAATGATTGGTAAGAATGCTAATGCTCCCTTGTAAACTATTGAGATTCTAGTTACCCATTTCTTCATAAATAATGTTAAAGTTCTTAATAGAATATTTGGTATCATCACAATATCGTAAGTTCTTCCAATTCTTTCGTTGGCTAGTTTATTTACACCACTTAATACAACTTTAGGTCTTCTAACTTTACAAGTTCCATTATTTACGTAATAATCAAAATCTCTATTTAACATTAGTTTATTTTGGTATTCCCATTGTTGTTCACCAATGTAAACACCTTCTTTTGTTACTCTTGTAATCATACCAACGTGTGACCATCTTGTAAACTTGTATTTATTAGAATCAATTAACTCTTTAATATTATGAGTTCTTGCGTATTCTAGTTTTTGTGTAAAAACTATTCCGTCTCCAAAAATCTTGTTAAAGGAGAGTTTATCTCCTTTAGTATCCCATCCAAATAATAGACAGTCTCCGGTTTTATATTTATTAACCATATAAATAAAAATAAGTAGTTATTTATAAAACTATTTATTTATAATAGATTTTTATCAAAATTTCCTTTTCCAAAACCAATTATGTATTTATATACAGAGTTAGAGACATTTAGTCTGTAAGAAGAACTTGAAGACCAAATAGTTGCGATAACAGCCTTTCTAATATACATAGTACCATTTTTAACATAATCTTTTATTGGTAAATCTGTAGCATTAGCAATATAATCATTTTGATTGTCTCTATCACTTAATTTTACAGGGTTTGTCATTACAACATAGGTTTCTGTTGTGAAGTTCCAAACATATACTGTTGCAGAAGCTAAATATGACTCATTTGTAGATACTTTATAACCTTTAGTCTCATCTAAAATTCTGATATAATCTTCGTTGTTTGGTGTTGTAATCCCTGTCAATTTAATCATTGAATTTAAATAATTATCACCATATTGTACATAAGCTATAGGTACTGATGTTGTGATTGAAACATCTTTTGTTGTTAGTGCTTGATAATCTGTTTCAGGGTTTCCTGTACTAGTAAATGAATTTAATGTCCAACCATAATTAATAACAGGTGTCAAATTAGTCATTGATTTATACATACAAGTTTTTACGGTAGCTTGTGCTGCTGTAAAAGTCATAGTGTACACTGGTTTTAATTCATTATTCGCTGACATTGGTGTAGCCATAATATAACCGTCATAACTGTCATTTGTGTTTCTTCTTACGGTTGATGTTACAGAACCATTTGTCATACTAAAACCAAAGTCTGGTGTACCATTAGAAGACTCTCCATCACAAAATGAAAGTATCAACGGGTACACTAAAGAAGGAGTTGAAAATTTCCAAGTTCCTCTATAATAATAACTACCTATATTTGTGCCTCCTAAACAATCCTTAAATGGATGGTCAATATTTGTTAAAGTTATTCCATTCGATGCATTCTTTCCTGAATTTAATCCTCCTTTTACTATTCCTCTTGCCATCTTAGTTAAATATATAGTATTTGAAGGATATCGCCTTTGTTTCAGTTTCAGTACTTGTAATTACAAAATTACCGTCGTTACTTTCAACTTCCCATATTCCGTTTGGAACATTTGAATCATCTACACTACTATCAATTATAACCTCAATCAAACTGTCTTCTTTACAATTTGAGTTTGTAATTGTAGTAATGTTTGTACCTGTTGTAAATACTCCTGAATCTTTTAAAAGACTAGGAATTGCTGTAATTATTCCACCATTTGTTTTAGTTTTTAAACTATTGTCTGATGAATCTATAAATAGGTTTTGTGAACCTACTCCAGCATTATTTACACTTGCTGCACTTACTTCTTTAATTTCTAATGTTGAATTTACTTTTACCATTTTTATTTAATTTTATTGTTTTGTAAACTATTGTTTTACTCAATCCAAGATGTATCTTCTGTTTTGTTATTAAATCCTTCTAATAAACCAGCATAAACATAAGACCAATTCGAAGAACTGTTGGATAGATATAATTCAAATTTATCTCCAATCTCAAAAGGTTCATTAATATATAATGAAAATCCATTTTTATATCTTCGTCCTGTGTCCCCAACTACTCCTTTTAATTTGGCAGTCACCCTGTCGTATATAATATAATCACTATTGGATGACGCGGCACTAGTTGAAATTATTTTGGTTTCACTCAATTTAATACCATTTTTATAAAATTCTAAATAACTCACTCTACTAGCAGCGATACCATTCAAGTCACCAGAATATTTTATATAATCAACACTCTTAGTGAAAGTAAAGGTTCTAGAAAGTGCTGGTGTAACTCCCAAGTTAGAAGGAACTGATGTATCGAAATAAGCAAATGAAGAAGCACCTGCAACTGACACAATCTCTCCTGAACTATTTTTAGTTTTCAAAGTTTTATCTGTTGAATCTATAAATAGATTTTGTGTTCCTGTTGATGCTGATGGAACACTACTTCCTTGTATTTCTTGAATATTTTTTGTTTGTACTTTTACCATTTTTTTTATTTAACCCTCATAATCCAAGTCATAGATATTGCTTGGAAAGGTGTACCTGAAGTTTTAGACCCTGTGTTTGAGTATTGAGTTGTTCCATGAACACCACTACTACCTGATGTTTTATAAGTATAACTATGATTATGATTTGGTAGATAATCTTCTGTTCTATTTATACCACTAGTTCCTCCTCCATAAATAATTCTAGCGTCTCCATTTAAATTTCTAATTGTTTTTCCATTAAAAGGACTTTCAATATCATCCAAAACTTGACCATTACACTCTACAAAATTATTGTAGGGTAAAATTCCTGTAGCACTTTTAAAAACTACATCTTGATATGTAGAATATCCTGTGTAACTTCCTCCTGGGTCACTTTCACCAAATAGTTTAAATGTCGTTGAAGCATCCCAAACACCATTATAATTATAAACAATGTTGTAATCATTAGCATCTTCATCTAAATCACAATTTACTAATGTTACTCCATTTATTACTAAAGACCCACTTAAAGATACTTCCTGATTATCTCCTGTCACTAAAAAAGATATATTTATTGAATTACCAACAGTAAACCCTAAATTTATAAAATCTTGCCCTGTTTTATTTAGCAAATCATGACTACCCTCAGATAAACCTGATGCTGTTAAAGTGTTAAAAGAATGTTCAACACCTCCCACAAGATTTTTATCCCAAGGTAAAATACAACCAATAGGAACCATAGGACTATATATTTGATTTCTATTCATAGTTTCCCAATCATTAGTTCCTTTTACAATAAAATCTCCTTGATTACCATCAGGTAAAGATTCTCCGTATTCATAACCATCTTCAGTTACATTAATTTTTACAACTTTTCCAGCATCTCCTTCTACAATTACAGGTAATTTTGTTCCTGAAGAACTAACTCCTCCTACACAAATAATTGAACCACTTTCTACAAGTCCAAAAGTAACAATAGCAGACTCTTCATCAATTCTTTGTATATCTGTTGGTATAATATCATATCCATTCACATCTAAAACTTGTATTAAAACTTCTTTATTTCCTAATTTGTGATTCACTGTTACAGAAATTTCATTCTCAAATGTTGTCTTATGATAACCATTATTCATACCTACACCACCTATTACAATAACTCTTCCACTTGTTAAAGCACTAAAATGAATATTTACAGAGTTTGCGTCAACACTTGTCACTCTATCAGGTTCAATTAATTCATTGTTACTATCATATACTTGAATAATTGGTTGTTCATCTCCTAAATTGTGAGTTACAAGAATAGATGTTTCGTTTGTAAAATCTAATACTTTTCTACCAAATGTACTACCTCCTGAACCTGCTCCACCAATATTTAATACTCTAATATCTTTTAAAGAACTCGTTATATTTGTTGATGTTGTATTCCAAATTAATAGACCAACACAATAATAATTTGTACTGTCATATTCAGGTGGTATACCTAAAATACTTAATGTTCCTTGAATGTATGATACAACTCCTGTATTACTTATAAGTAATAAGTCTGTTCTTGCATTTACTCCACCATAAATATTATATTCTATTCCTGTTTGTTCCTCTACTTCAACCAACTCCTTCCCGAAGAATAATTGACCAGCTTTTACTTTTAGAGTTCCTCCTGTGATTTCTATCTCACAACCATTTAGAACACCAATAGAATTTCCTTTCGCCATATTGTTTAATTCTGGTGAAAATAATTTTTCTTGTTGTCCTCCTTTGAATTTTAATCCTGTCATATTAATAAATAATAAAAATTAGTTTTTAAATATATTTTAATTAAAGTAAAAAATCTGGTCCATTTACATAACTTAAATTTGATGTAACTACTGAGAACTTAGCAAAAAAGTCTACTGTTTTCACAAGAACACCAGCTGCTTTTGTTGAATCAATTATACTCCTTATCTTTACTTCACTTAAATCTATTAAAGGAGTGATGTAAATATCTACATTAAACACAAGATTTCTAATCTCATTAAATAAAATATCATCCTCATCAACATCAATCTCTTTTCTAATATTATTCATAATGGCTTGTTCTGTACCACTTAATACAGTTTCATTTCCACTTAATGAAAGTAATCTTACTTTATAATCTTCATCTAGTTCATCTTTTTTTCTATCTAACCCAAACAATAAACCTAATTTATCTAAATAAATTCCTGTAGAACTCTCAATGAAAACATAATCTAAATCTATCAATGCTAATTCTCTAACATTGTGTAAAGCTATCTCAATCGCATCAAATAAATATTTATTATTTGAACCCTCTTCTTTATTAAAAGATGTTGGAAAATTATCTAACATTTCCATTTTAATTCACCAGTACAATATGAGTTCCATTAACTGCTGCATCCGTATCAGGTATAGATAAATCACTCATAACACCATTAATACTATTAACAACAATATTATCTAGTCCATCTGTAGACATACCAATCTTGTAAATCTCAGCTAATAAAACATTTTCACCTAATTTTAAGTTTCCTATGTATGTATTAATTCCTGCTATTAAAGAATCTCTAACAACTGAAGCCAAATAATTTTCATTAACATCAATATTACAAGATACGACAACACTAATATAAGTAGGTTCTACAACATTATAATACACTCCCAAACTCTTAACAGTATCAACAACTTCCTTTACTCCTGTTAATTGTACAGGTGATAAAGTTCCAGTGATTCCTATAACATTTAAATTAAACCAACCTATTTTATTTGCTTCATAATCTACTAAAAAATTATCTCCGTTTGTTGGTTTTGTTCCAGCAATTAACCATACTAATGTATTATTACTTGTTAACTCATAATCTGTATTTTCAATGTATGTTGTTGCTCCACTTGTTACAGTTGTAACACCACCTTGAATACTCTCGAATTTAAGTGTATAAGTATCTACTCCTGTATCATACACAAATGTTTCGTCTACAACATTAATTTTTGGTGTATCAATAATACTTGAACCTAAAACATAAGATAATGAATCAACTCTACTTGTAATAGAATTTATATTATTAATATCAGAAATATTTTTAGTGTTTACAATTCTAGCTCTATAAATTTCATCTGATTCTAAATCAAGACCATCTTTATATCCTTCATAATTAGATATAAAATCAATCTCCGGAATACTTGAAACTTTATAAATTACTTTCTCACTTGCTACATTACCATTAATTCCTATTTGAGTTGCTTCTACATTTACATCAACTGATGTTGGAATTAGAGTATACTCCATATTAGTCTCATTGTCTGGAAAATTGTTAAAACTTGTAGGTGCTAAATTAATGTATTTTCCATGATATGGTGTTAAATCTCCTTGTAATAAACCACCAAACATAATTTCTTTTTCTGCAATAATATCAGTAATGTTATTTGTTACAACTTTCATGTAATAATAATTTAATTTTGTCCAGTCAATAGTTCCATATAGACTTAAATCTTTACTCTCTGATGTTGCTGATAAAAAGTTCCATCCAATTTTTAATGGTTTTGTTAATTCTGCTCTATCACTAACACTTGTTCCTAAAGATACAGTTAAACTTTTAATTTTATCTAGAGTTGATTGGTCTTTAACTTTAATATAAAATCCTGCTCCTTGTAATTCACTAGTTACTAAAGAACCTGTCTTACTGTAACTTATTGTATCTACTGTTGTATTATTCTTTAATAGACTGAATGTATTCTCACTTGTGATACCTTCATCTGTTTCTATGTTCATATCTTGTGTATTTGCTCCTGATATCCAAATCCCGTCAGTACAATCATCTAACATATCAAAATTATCAATAAAGTTCATTTCTCCTTCATCTATTTTATACTCAATATCTTTTGTATACGTTACAGGACTTCCTGCTCTTGTAATACTCATATTATCTAAACCATTAAAGAATCTTTGTCCGGGAGCATAGAATATTTTTCCTGTTTCATAATTTGCTTCACTTGGTAATGTTGTTGAAAATACAACATCATCTAAAGTTACAAATGAAATCTGTCCATTATCAAGTGTTGGTTGTGTTGATACAACTAATCCAGCAGGTAAACTAAAATTTGAAGTTGTTGGTTCATTTCTTAAAAATGTAACTATACCTTTTGACTTCTCACCTTGGATTCTGTTTATTCCTACATAACTTCCTAACTTGTCTATGTACTCACCTGTTGCTGTGTCAATAAAACATTGATTATTTAAATACTCAGCGTATGTTTGTACGTCTTCAATTCCTGTTGCAACACTTGTTGAAAAAACATCGATAACACTTCCTGTATTTACGTCGTTTATATCATCAGAATTACTTGAGAAATCCCATTTTATATCAGCTGCATACTCTTCAACTGATTTCTTTATAATTACCATATTAATAAATAATAAAAATTAGTTTTTAAATATATTTTATTATAATGTTATTGTAATCGTATCATTATTTATTGATATAATGGAAATAACTATATTTAACTTGTCTCCTACTTGTTCAGTTTTAATTGATTCAATAGTTTTAATTCTTGCTTCTTGTCTCAAACTTTCTGCTATTAAACCTTTTGCTCTTATCTCATTATTCTTACCACCTAATACTTTGTGTAATTCACTACCGTATTGTTGCATAAAATATGAACCTATACTACATAACAATCTTAACTTAATTGCTTGTGCTAGATTTTCTTTATCACTAATTGTTGAGATTTCACCTAAACTATTAAAACTAATGTCTCCATCTTCATTTAAAGCAATATCTGTTCCTAAATCTTCTGTCATACTATTAATAATAAAAAATGTTTTTTAAACTTATTTATACAAAGACTTATAAAGACTAGAACATTAATAATATTATGGTAAGAGAAAACAACCAAAAGAGACAAGAACTGATAAACTTCTTTACAGAAGAAAACTTATTTACTAAAGAAGAAATCACAAATATTTTAGATTATGATAACTTAACACTTGAAAAAATAGAAGAATACAAAGAATTATGTATGACAAGACATTTAAATCATTTAGATGCTGGTAACAAGAAAGAGAGTGAAGCATATTATGATGTATGGTCAAATTTATACACTTTAGATAAAAAGAATTTTGGAGGTAGTGAATAAAATGAAAGCTAAAACAGAATTACAAAAGAAAATTGAAAAGATGCATAAAAAAGATTTAGACTTATACAAAGAAATAGTAAGTACTTCGTACGAAGCAGCAAAAGAATTTGTAATTGAGAACTACGGTAAGTGGTTTAAATCAGGACCAGTATATTTTATGATACCAAAAGAAGGTAGAGGATTAATAACAAGATTCGTTGTAGAAATGAAAGAAGGTAAATACATAGCTAAAATTGTAACAGATTGTGATTACAAATTATTTGCTATTATGTTTTATGAAAAATTTAGTTTTGATAAAATGGAAGAGATTTCACAAGAGGAATACTTAGAAGCACAAGATATTTTTCAAAACATTAGAAATTTAGAAAAAAGAATGGAGAAATTTAACAAATGAATGAGAAAAAAGATTGTATAATTATGGACATCGATGGATGTTTAGCAGATAACACAGAAGTTTTTGAAACTTGTTGTAAAGAAGATGGTTCATTTGATTATAAGAAACATATAGAATTGTTACCAAATATGAAAGTAAACGATTGGTGTGTAGAATTAAATCAAATCTACTATCATAAACATACAAGTATAATTGTTACAGCACGTAAGGAAAGTCGTCGAGAATTGACCGAGAAGTGGCTTAAAGATAATTGTATTTGTTATGATAGACTTGTAATGCATCCCGGCCGTGATATGAAAGATGAGGATTACAAAGTAAGTGCAGTTAATAAATTAGCTGAACAATATAATATTTTACTTTGTGTTGAAGATTCACCTAAAAATGTTGATGCTTTAAGAAGTAATGGTTATTTAGTTTTACAACCTAATCACTTATATGAGGTAAATAAAGAATGAAACCAACTTTAACAAAATCAATGATAGTACCTTATCTTATTATATTTTATTCTATGATGACTATATTTTTTGTTGATGTAACAGTGTTTATTAAGATACTTTGGGGTGTTGTAATCGCATTAAATATTCACACAATCTTAAAAGAATATGAACACTTAGAAATAATGAACAATATAAGAAATGGTAAGTTTTAAAGAATGATTATTTAGAATCATTAATAGTGATTCTTGCTTCGTGGTCTGCTAGTGTGGCTTCAATTTGTTCTAATTTAGTTTTACTAAATGAAGGACTTCCGTCCATATTAATAAATCTATAATCACTACATCTAAAAGTAATAGAATTATCGTCTTTTAGATGCATATAAGTACCATTTTCTTTTGCTGATACAATATATTCACCTTGTTTTATAGGGAGAACATTATCCGGTGAGCTTGTAAAGTCATCATACAAATTACCTAATACAATCGGAGTTGTATTATCTACAAATCCAACTAATACAATATCATTAATTTTAGGTAACATAATTTGACCTTTTAAATTACCCATACCTAATCCAGCACATTGTACATTATCATATTGTAAATTAAAATTAAGTCTTTTGATATTGACATTTCCTGTTGTAACATTAACACCTGTAACTACATATTTATCTAAAGATTTAGTTGATTTGATTTCTTCTTTAATTAGTTCTTTTAGAACTTCTTTAAATGATTTAATAAATTTCATAATAAGATTAATAAAAAATGTTTTTTAAACTTATTTATAAGTCTTTGTATTGAGAAAAGCAAAGACTTATAAAGGTTCAATCATTACTATTAGTATGGTAAGAGAAAATCACTTTAAGAGTCAAAAAGTAAGCGAGAGAACAATAAAAATGATGAAAGAATTGTTAAATACAGATATGATTTGGTATGATACAAAAGTTCCAACATACACACAAATCTTTGCATGGATTACAGAATTCAGAAAAGATATCGAATTACAATCATTTAGTAAATTTAGAGCAGAACACGATACTCATAATGCATCAGGTAAGATAATAATGAAAACAACTAGATGTGATGCTTTTAGATTCACTTTACATATGGGAAATAGATTATTTGTAGAATTTAATAGTGATAAGTGTGATGATGTAACTAGAGCACTCGTTAGTTTTTTAGCTGGACATAAATCTATGTCTAATTGTTATGAAAAGAGACAATACTAAATAAATTTATAAATGATTACAAATTAATAATATTAAAATGGTTAAATTAATAAAAACATATAAAGGTTTTGAGGTGTATGCATCTCGAGTAGAACAAGATGAAGGAGAGAAAGGTAATGTGTACTTTTTATCGAGCATAAGTATACCTAAGAAGCACCCTAGGTATAACACTAAGAATCCATATTTTACAGATGCTGATTTTAATAATGAAGAATATGAGATTGATACATATAGAATTGGGGATGTTTGGGGACAAGCAAAGAAATACATTAATAAATTCTTATTAACAAATAAAACAACTACTAAAGAAAGATTGGAAATGTTAAGTGAGAGATTAAATTCAAATGATTTTAAATTTAAACTTGAATTATCAAGAGAAGGAAAAGATATCTTAAATAAAAAGATTAGTGCTGTTAAAGAACCTGAAGTATTTAAAAAGATATCAAATATGAGTAAAGCTATATTTAAAGATGAAGAATCAATCAAGAAGATACCAAATCTAGTATCAGCTTATTTGAAAGGTTCTAGAAAAATGATTGTATTAGAATTTTTCACAAAAGACAAGAAAAGATATCCAATAACTTATAATATTAAAGAATTATAATTTATAAATCTTTATAAACAACAACTAATTTTATCGAAAGACTTATAAAGGAGTAAGTATTACTATTATTATGGTAAAAAGACAATTAAAAATAAATGACAGTAATAACAAGGAAAACCCAAATCAAAATGTTTGTGCTATGATGGTAGCTAAAAGAATCGGTGTTGCTGACCATTCAAGATATTTACATACAATTCAAGATTTAGTGAAAGCATCAAGAAAATTTTTCACTGTTAGAAGTAGATTGAGTTCTTTAAAAGTTAAGTCTGTTGGTGGTAGTAGAAAACATTGTAAAGCAATCGGAGCAAGATTATACATAGCACATGTTAAAGGTCACGTTTTACTATTAAATAATGAAGGTAAAACTATTGTTGATACAGCTCCTAGAAAAATTGATAAAAGAAAATTAATTAGCTTTTATGCTATTTTCTAAAACTCATAAGCTAATTGAGTTTTTTCTTCACCAGCTAATAATTCTGTATTCCACACTCCGTTCTCATCATCGAGTAAAACGTCTTCTGGAAAGTCATTTGCTGAGTTACTATATCCTGTAATACTACAAGTTACAGCATCACTACCACTTATTTTTATATCTAAAGTTTTGATAATCCAAACTTGACTAGCTGAAATTTTTGGATGGTCGTGTACTACAAATGTATCACCAACTTGAAAGTTCTTGTCAAAATTGTTTACATCGAACGATACAGTATAATTTTTAGCCATTTCTAACAGCTTAGCACGTGCTATTTCACGACATTCCTCCTCTGAGAATACATCTCTTCTAAAGATTGGTAATATGTGTAATCTCTCGATGATTGGTTTAAATCCACCAATTAATTCAGATTCACGAGCTCCATTTTTAAGTTGATACGCTATTGGGTCAAATGCCAAACCTGTACAATTATTTCCTATAACTTGCACAGCATCATAACTATTTGATAAATTTCCTGTGTTTATTTTTTCAATATTTGTATAAGGACTAAATACCCAAGCATCGACACTCTCAGCATTTAAATATTTTGGAAATTGTATCTTTAGGACACCTTCTCCTGTTTGAAATATTTGTATTGCGTACTTCTCTTTAATGTTATTTAGTACTTCTCCAAAGTTATCATTATCATCAATCTTTAATTCAACGTTAGGTGAGATATTATCATCTATTGTATATTTTGGAATGAATCCTTTTAAATCAATATCCTTTTCAGCTTTAGACATTATTGTATCAATACTTCCTGTAACATATTCAACAGGTGCTGGTCTTTCAAAACAAATACCACTTGTAGATTTACAATTAATTGAGTAATGATAACCACTATTATCTTGCCTTAACTCAGGATATTCAACATAACCATAAAATACAACTGGCATATTTCTTTCATTATACAACGCCAAATTAGTTTCGTCTATTGTTGTATCAAAATATAATTTAACTAAATCATATTTTTGTATGTTAGTTGTATCTACTTTTCCTTGTTTAAAGAAAGGTAAACTAAAAGATAATGTGTTGATTACATTATTCAAATCAAAACTTGCTGTGAAGTCATCACCAAAGTTAAAAACTTGGTCACCGATTTGTATTAAATGTTTCGTATATCTCATTTGTTAACTCTCTCATCTTGTTCAGTAAAACTCTTATATGCGTTTGTAAAGAATCCTGTTACACTTGAAATTAATCCTGATTTCTCAGCTCCACCTGTTTGTTCAATTAAATTACCTGTTCTATTATTATAAGTATTCAAGAATGCTCTTTTACTTGCGAAGTTAATTAAATTAATTGTCAGTATTTTACTTACAACATCTTTTGCTTCGATAAGTGTTAAACTTCCTATTTTCTCATAAGGATTAGGTTGATTAGTCACAAATACAGGTTTACTAATAAAGTACCTATTTGACGACGTGGGATTGTTATACGGTGATAAAAACTCTACAGTTTCTCCACTTTTAACTAAGTCAAATAAAAGATTTTTCTTTCTTTCTAAATCGTCAATATCATCACCAATTAATTTTACATCGATTGGTATTTGTATTGTTTCGATTCCATTGTTGTAAACTACAGATGAGTTCCCACTTGCAGCTTCTCTTATGATTATTCTATTATTTACAGACTCTGTAAAAGATTGAACATATCCCATTTCAATAAATTCATCATCTTTCTTAGTATTTATATCATGTGTTCTCACTAATTTAAATTTACTTTCTACTACCATTATCTAACACCACTTAAATCTCTAGCCATTACATCAGCAAATCCTGCTGCTCCTGCTCCACTTATTTCTCTTGAAGTGTGAACATTCACATTATTTACGTGTGAGACAGCTTGTCTCTCTCTTGCTGAACTTCTAAGACTACTCTTTGAATCTTCATCCACGTTTTTCTCTTCTCTTACAGTTATCGTTTTATCATCACTTCCACCAAATATTTTATCAAACCACTCCCCTACTTGTTTAATAGGTTCCCATAGAGCCCAAACAATAGCCACAAGTGCTGCAACTCCCATAATTACCATTCCTAAAGGATTAGCATTTAAAGCAAAGTTTAACAACCATTGAGCAGCTGTCCAAGCATGAGTCATAGCAATTATTCCTAAACCTACAGTTTTGTAAATTGCTAATGGAACTAATACAACACCTAAGATTTTTCCGAAGTTTTTCATTACATCTATTCCATTTTTAGTTGTTCCAAATAAGTCTTGTAACACTTCACCAACTGCTTGACCGATGTCTAAGATTGGACCTAATCCTATCATGAATCCTTCAGCAATTCCTGAAGCTAAATCTACAATTCCATTTAGTATACTAAATATTGGTCGTAATACAATATCAATTAATGGACTTATCTTTCTTAATGCTTTTGACATTATCGTCCCAAATCTCGACATACTACCTTTTAAATTACCCATGAACCCGTTCCATTTAGTTTGAATTCCTCCAACATTGACGTCCCAAGCTTTCTTTAATGATTTAAAAGCAATAACTCCAACAGCTGCAATTCCTGCAATCACTGTTCCCATCATTAAAAGTTTTGGTAAAACTGTTTTTACTTTTAAAAGTAGACTTGAAAAATTCATATTTACAAGTCTAGAACCGTCATCAGCAATTATGAAAGCATCAGCTGCCCCTGCTAAACTAGTAGCAAAACCTACTCCATTTTCTCTCATAGCTTTAAAATTTTCAGAAGCATTTTTACTTCTATCACTAACACTAGATAAAAATCCTTTTGTGTCTTTATTTAGTAATGTATTCAATGCTGTTACTTTTGCTCCCATACTTTCTAATTTATATATAATATTAGAAGCAGGCGATGATAAATCGGATAATGCACTTTTAGTTTTATCTAAATTCTTTGTAAAATCTGAATTTTGTCTTGCTTGTGATATTTTATCATTTAAACTACCAACTTTACTAGACAAAGCTCCAAATCCTTTTTCTCCAAATACTATTTCAAACATTCCCATTTTATTCTTTATTTTCCTCCCTTTGTATCAATAACCAATCTGCAAATAATTCGTATATTTCTGACCACGTATGATTTTCTAAAATTTCAAAACGTGTTTTTTGATATGCTATTGCAACTCTAGCTAAGATATATTCTTTGTAACTTCTCCTTTTATCTAAATGTGGTTGAAAAGTTTTGAGGATGTCAACATCCCCTGAACCACTTAATCTAAAAAATCTATATCCTCAGTAACTACATTATAAGCTAATGCTAATCTACTAATGATACCTTCACCTAATTCATAAAATTCATCTTCTTTTAATGTTGAATCTTTAAGTGCCCAAAATAATTTAACTAACTCTGGTGATTCTTTAATTTCAGCTGCTCTTGTTTTTACTTGAGCTGCTAATTTTCCTGATAATTCTTTAAGAGTATATTCTACTCCTCTAATAGTCGCTGTAACACTTCCATCACTATTTACTTTTGTAAATTCTTTAACCTTTGATTTTAAATTTGTAACTTCCATTTTATTTATTCTGTTTCTCTAAAGTCTAATGCATCAAATGGCATACTTGACTTTGCTTCATCTGCTAATCCTACGGACCATGTATAGTTCTTAAATACTGCTGATTTAATACTAATTCTTACAGGTCTTCCATTCTTTGAAACTACTCCCATTAAATTAAATTCTGGATTATCTCCTTCATCTAAATCTAGTAAATGTTTTACTGGTTCTAAGTCTAAACTTGAAATATCACAACTTCCACTTACTGACATTACACCTTTATTATGTGCTACGTTTTTCTTACTTCCTGCTTCTCCGATAAGTTTATTATCCCAAGCAACTTCACAAGAAAGAGAATTAATTCCTCCTACTCTTATGTCTCCTTTATCTTTTGTTTCAAAAGTGATAGTCATGTCTGTTAAATTATATGCTTTTTTACTCATTTTAGTTTACCTCCAATGTAATATATGATTTGTTTACAGCGTAAAATGGTGCAATCTTTACAATCCATTTAACTGCGTCTGCTCCGTCAACATCTTCTGATTGTGTTGGTAAGAACGCTTTTAGTAATTCGTTACTAACTAAACCACTTAGAATGTTATCCATTGACATAGCGTGTTTAATTCTATTTTTTGTACTATCAGGACTTCCTAAGATTTGTTCATCTGAATAATTTTGTAATAGTTGTTTAACTGAATATACAATATCTGTAATTACTTGTTCAAATGCTGGACTTGTCTTATCACTAAAACTTGTTATAGCTCTTGATACTTTAAATACATTTTGATATTTTCCAAATGGGATTAATCCAATACTTAAATAATTATCTTGTTCTAACTTAGTTAATGATTTTTCAATTCCTTCATTTTTAAATTCTTTCATTGTTGTACTTACACCTAAACCATAAAATGTTACCATTCCAGCGTAACCACAAGCAGAATATGAAGCATCTAAATGTTCAACAGCATTTGAGTTACTTTTATTTGTGTAATCACACCCAAGTGCTAATCTTGAAATCATTTCACCATTAGCTGTTCTTGCTTCAGATACTGAAAAGTCTTCTGCTAATGTAATTCCTGTATAGTATTGTGAAAATTTCTTCTCTAAATCAGCTCTCACTATTAATTTTCCTACGATTGTATTATGAAAGGCATCTGTTGTTTGTCCTGGAATCAATAATACATCATAATCAACTAAATTTAAACTATCAACTGCTGTTAAAATTTCAGTTTCTGATGGTGCTCTATCTGTTCCTCCTGCTAATTGAGTAGTTGTGAAAGGTCTTACAAGATTATCTACTGCACCACTTCTCACAGTTACATTAACCCATTTACTAACACTTAATTTAGTTACAAGGTCTGAATTTTTAACAACTCCTGTATAAATTTCAACTGAATTTCCAAACTTCACTGTTACGATTCCACTTACTGCGTCAATCTCAACTGTATATTTATTTCCTAATGTTCCCTCAGTAATTGCATCAAATACAACATCTCCGGATTCCACTGATAATGTAGCTTTTGTACTTCCTGAACCGGCTACTCTTTTAAATTGTAATCCTGAACCAAAGTTACTAAAGAATTGTTTCACAGCTTTTACTCCTGTTAAACCTCCTGTATTATCATCACTTCCAAATTTATTAGCAAAATCACTTTCTCCAGTGATTGGTGTTAATTCATCTATAATTCCTGAATTAGCAGTTCCTAACATAATTGTTTTTCTTGTACTAACTCCTTGCGCCAGACTTTGTAAAAAGACTGTACTTATTTTTGTTTCTGGTAAATATTCCATTTTTTAATTTTCTGTTTTTACTTCGATTCTAGAATCTGTTATTAGTTTTCCAGCAATTCCTGTAATAGGGTCTGCTTTTCCGTAAACTCTTTTCCACGTTTCCATGTATTCAACTCTATATTGTAATCTTGATGTCCAAAAATATTTCCCGTCATCAAATGATTTCTCTTCATTAATTAAATCAAAATCATAAAAGATATCTTTCCACTCATCTAATGTTGAATTTACAAGATAACTTACAATTCCTTTTACATATTCATTTGCTGCTTTTCCGTATATTGTGTGAACACTTTCATCTGGTAGAGTTACAGTAACAACTTTATCTTTATTTCTATGAGTATATACCCATAGATTCATTTTTGTTCTATATCTACGTCCGTATGTTTCTTCTATGGTACCGTCTGTATTGTGTACAATACATAAAAAATTATCATCACCTACTGGAACATACTCTCCATCTTCTGAAAGTTCATATGTTACTTGTGGTAAGTTTGCCTTAGTCTCTGGATATGTCGGATAAAACCATCTAGACCCTATATTAAAAGGGTTTGCATATTCTTTTACTAAGTCTTCCATCTTGAAGACTACATCTACATTTGTTATTCCTGTTTCCATTTTTTCCAGAGACTGAGTTGTTACAATCTAAAATCAAAGTAAGGTAGTAATTAACCTTAATATTAATAAATTAATTTTCTTTTTTAAATATATTTTAAAAGATAGATTTATAAAGACGTATCTATTCTTTTTAATATGTTAAATAAAAAACTACTTAAATCACAAAAAGTCACATTGAAGAATGTGAAAAAGATAGAGGAACATATGGAGACATCTAAAGATTTGATGTTAAAGATAAATGAAGGACTATACACTATGAGTGATAATTCAATATTGGAGTATATTGTAGATACTTGGAAATTAAATGAAAGAATAATACAAAACTTATGGAATTTTGAATCTAATGAATTGTATGTTGTTCATAAACTTATATCGTCGATTGAACACGATATCACTCATTCTAAGATGAGATTATTACTAGGTAATAACATTTATCACAAAGTAATAGAAACACCTCAAATGATGGCTAATACGTGTACAATGATAAATGGAGAAATAGCAATATATCCTTGTGATATTAAGAATGCTATAAATGGTTTGTTAGGTAATTATACTTATTTTGATTAAAATGGATGATTCACAAGTATTTGTAATTATAATGATTATTTTATGGTTATTATTCTAATTATTTAACATTGAAAAATTCATATTTCTTGTATAGTATTTTCATAAATTCTATATCGATTAAATTATCAAATCCTTTTTCTAGATTTTTATCGTTTAATATCTTATCAATAAATTTAAGTGCTTTTGTTCCGGGATGATTTACTTCCGTAGCAAAACCTGTTTGACCGTTTCCAGCATTCCAAGCTAATACTCCACCCGGTTTAGCTTTAATCTTGTGAGCCTTGGTTCCATCATTTAAAAATGTTATAATATCTCCAAACGGATTTTGTAATATTACATCGTTTCCAACTATATTAACTTCCCAACCGTCTGCTGTATCTCCTGTCTTGTGTGGTGTCTTCTCAATAAATACAGGTAAATAAATTCTACTAACAGCTATCATAATTGCTTTGTTTATCTCATCTTTACTTACTTCATATGCCATTTTATTCTTTACTTGTTGATATAATATCAAATCTTACAAATGAGTCATCATAACCCAACTGTGATTGGTCAATGTCAGCAACTCTAAATCTTTTTCCATTAGTAAACTCTATTGTATTGTCTTTCATTAAATTTACTCCTACTTTCATTATTGCACTATAAAGTACTTCACCTGCTTGGATATATCCTTCTTTTTCTAATTTCCATCTATTCTTTTTACTAGAATGAATACTAATCTCAATCTCAGTTCTATTTTCTACTTCTTTACTTTCATCTGTTGTTTTCCAACCTGTGTATGTCCCAGGTGCTTGTACTTGATTTGGAATTCTAATTAATACAGCATTAACTTTATTCGAGTTAAATAAATATTCAAATTCTTTATTAAAAAGATTAATTGAAAATTCCTTATCTTCTCCGAATAATCCCATTGTGACCTCCGTTTGAGTAATCATGATTAATATTTACATCCATTACATCTACTCCCTTAATATTTATAGATTTTATTGAGATATCATCTTCTGTTTCATTTATGTATTCGTCAACACTTTGTTTATCGAATACAATATCAATTCCATTAATTTGTTTAGTTGTCATTCCTTGTTGTAATTTGAATGGTGATAATGTTCTGAATAAATAAATAATAACATACAACTCTTCAATTTCTTTAACAAGTAAATCTAACTTAGAAAAATCCTCAATCATATATTTGTATTGAATACTCAGTGTATGATTTGAAGGAATTACAAATTCAGGTTTAAATGTTAAGTAACTTTTACCATTAGGATGCCCAGGTAAAAAACTTTGTATGTTAGTAACAGGTACATTATTTACAGTAAAGGGTGGTTCACTCATATAAGTAGTTATATTTATATCATCAATGTCTATTAATTTATCAAAATTAACATCCGCAATGTATTGTTTTAATTCATAATATTCTTTAACTGTTGTTGATTTGATTTCATCAGGTAAAAATATTGTCTCTAATAATCTTTTTCTAGAATAATTTAAAGCATCAATCATAATTGTATCATTATAGATAAAATCATATTTTGTTTTAATTTCTAGTACTCTTGTTGTATCATCTAATACTCCCATAATAATAAATAATAAAAATTAGTTTTTAAACTTATTTTAAATAAGCAATATACCCGATTAAACTTCCTACCATTGTTAGTAAGGTTGTTATAAATAACCACATTAATGTATTTAATCTAGTTTCTGTTGTTTTACTAGCATATTTATTAGGTAAATTTTCTAAAGCTAGGAGTACTTTTGCTTCAAATCCTTTCCTTTCTTCTCTATCTTTTTCCTGCGACTCCTTCATATATTCTATGTCCTTTTTCATTATAGTCACATCCTCTTCTAGTTTATCCATTTTCATTTTGTTTTATCTTTTAGTCTAATAAAGTCTAAAAATATATTGTTTTTAAATATATTTTAAACATTTATTTCTTGAATCTCTTCTTTTTTTATTTGATTGTGATATTCTGACTTAGTAAGAACCTTATCTACTCCAAAGTAATTAATCCATTGTCTCAATTCTTCATCAGATAAAACAGAATGTCTGTTCCCGTTTGAATCTCTTGCTCCAATACTTAATAAGATATTTCTATCTTCTGAGTCATGAGAAATACTATATTCACTCCATGATTTTTGTTCAGTAATAACATCCCCTTCTTTATCTAGACTAGGAATCATTCTATAAGCATCGACTTCAATTTCGTTACCATCTTTGTCAATGCCAGGAACTTTATACCTTTCTTGAATCATTATAGGTTTACTTGAATTGATAAAATCTACAGGTACGAGACTGTTGAGCTTCTTGTTATCTATTTTAACTGCACCAATAAATCCAATAATTGCTACTTCGCTTCTATAAGCGTCTATAAATTCTTGATGAGAAATAGAAGGTTTGATTATCTCTATTCTCTCTTTTGTTAAATCTATTATATTTGTTTCTTCCATTTTTAAGGTCTCCAAAAGTAACCATCTACTTTCACGTTTGTAATAACAGCACTTCCTGATAAAGTGTCTTCTGGGTCGTTACCTAGTCTATAAAAACTTATTATAATTTCTTCTCCAGGAACTAATGTGTTAACGGGAATTAAAAAACTTGCTGTCCTTCTTGTATTTTGATTTCCTGCTTCAAATGTATCTATAGCGGTACTTGTAAAGTCAGGAGTGTTTGACGTCGAGTAAACAAAACCATCTTTAACATGAATTGCATCTATTCCAAACTTGACAGCACCAGCATTATCTGATGTTGGGTAACCAGTAATATTTAAGGTCATGGGGATACTTGTATCTAATCCCTCAGGAATGGTTATCGGAATAATAAAGCCATCTTCGGTATTATCTACGAATTTATTGTCATTAATATCTCCAACCATACCATTAGCATAGTTTATGTTTTGACTTCCTGGGTTTTTTGATATGTTTTGTAATGTGTTACTCACTCCTGCAAATAATGTTTTTTGGTATCTACTTTTCCCAAAATATTCTGTTGAACCATCTGCATTAATTTCAAATCTATTAGTATGCATTTTTAATTGTTCTATAGTTATATCGGTTGTGATGTCAGATGTTATTAAAAATCTTGCCCAATATTTAGTATAATCTGTTCCATTAATATTTAAAGTAACCTTGTTCCATGGAACTGGTAGGTTTGACGGATTGAATCCAAATCTCCATTGTTCAGAAGAACTATTCAAAGCACCAAGAACGTTTCCTCGTTGTGTATAAGGATAATTTGCATCAGTAGCCATAAAATTTGCAGTTGCCCAGGTCGTGTCGTTTTCTAAATATTCACCAATAACATTTTCTGGTTCAACATCACCTGCAATGTCAATCTTAGCCTTAACACCACTAAATGTATAATCACTTCCAACAAGAACATATTTTCCAGTAGTTGTCCCATTAAATAATCCGACTGTAGAACCTGTATCGCTTGACAATTCGGTAGTTACATCTGTTGCTCCTGTTATGGTTAATCCAGTAGTGTTTGATATGTCACAATGCCACGCACTACCAACCTTAGGAACACCTTCTGGTGTAGTGTCTTCCTTTCCAACACCATATGAATCCCCTTCTCCAAATACTGATTCTTTTGAATTACTAGGTTTTCCAACTGAAAATTGTTCAGTACAAATAATTCCTTTATCGTCTCCTATATTAACTGCTTCTAAATAAGGAACAGCTGTTCCCTCTCCAAGATAAGTTTTCATAGCAGAGTTAGGAACTGTAACTGAGTTCCCTTCTTCACTTACTCCACGTGTAAAATCGTTATCATCTACACTTGTTTTTATTGTTAAATTTTTTTCTTTTACCATTTTTAATTGTTTAATATATAATCTCCATTTTCATCTAATATAAAGTCATAGTTTTCATCTTTTAAATAAGGGTCATTAATAAATTTAAGAACCTTGTCAGTTTCATCATCTGTTAATGTATCTTCATAAACTAAAAAGTTCTTGATTTGTTGTTGCTCAGCCTTTGATACATCCATAAATATATTATGATTGTTATAAACATCTCCCAATGAGTCTTGCATATTTTTGAATGAAATCTTGTTTGGAACTTCTGCTGTATATAAAAAGTCAAGTCCCGCATCAGCCTTAATCAGTGCAGGTGCTACTGGTTCTTGAATTAATGTTTCAGCGTTGTTGTGAAACTTCCCGCTAGGGTTACTTAAGGTGTTTCCTAAAGCGTCAAGCCCTGTATTGCCTAGTTGTGCTGGAATGCATAAAGTATCACAACCATAAATAATTCCATTCTCTCCATCAACGGTATCAATATATTTATTCCCATTAACTCTTCTCCAATCACCTAATACTACACCTGTAGGTCCTCTTGCACTTAATGTATGGACAATACCTTTTACATATCCACCAGCTTGAAGACCTAAAGTAGGATTAACTGAACTTAAATTAGGAGTAACTGACGGAATAGTTCCTATAAAAGTTAAAGTCTGAGTAACTCCATTAATACTTAATTGCAACCTGTTTGCATTGCTTGTTTCATTACCTTGGAATACTAAAGTTGCTTTAATTCTTCCTGTATCACTGAACTCAACATAACCGTAGCTTAGTGAGTCATCTCTAATAACCGCGTAAATTCTACCATTGGTATGCCATAATAATTGAATATAAGAATCATTATCTAAAAACTGTTGAAAACAAACACTGTCAGTTGTGTTGTGTTTTTCTATATCCATACTGATATGAAGATATGATGAATTACTTATATCAATTGTAGGGAACTCCACATAATCATCAACTCCGTCAAACATTAAAGATGTACTAAATCCATCAAGTAAATTATGAGGTCTTTGATTATCTTTAGCATGAAATGTACTTAAATCAGCATCAATAATAGTACCATTAGCAGTTTTTGATATTATTTCGTTTATGGTAATATTATCTATAACTCCATCAAAATAACCTCTAGTTGTAAATTGTATATAAACATCTCCAGAATCATCTAACTCAAAATCAACAGAAATTTTTCCAGTTGTTTCTGTATTTGTTATCAATTTTAAAAATGTTCCACCAAGTGTTCTTCTTAAGGAAATATCCCAGTCATCAGTTCCAGAGTTTTTTATAACATCAGCCTCAAATCTATATTTTTTTGAGTGGTCTATATAAAACGGCATTGATGTCCCACCATATTTATTAGAAACATTATCACCAGTAATATGTAATTTTCCATTATCTATTTCAAATGTATTCAAATCATTATTAACCCAACCATTTAATTCATTGTCAAAATTACCATTAGTGACTAATTCATCACCAAAGTTAATCGGAACTGTATCATAAACTGTATCTCCAGCACCTTCTGCAAAGTTCCAGTTGTTAATAATTGCTCCAGCTCTGTTTCTTCTAGTTACATTATACATCTTACCATCTGAAACTAAAGAACTAAGTTTACCAATTCTGAACTCTTGTGCAAATCCTGGCATTGTTGCTGGAAAATCTCCTGAATAATCAAGAGACACTTCTGAATCATTGATATATAATTTTACTCTATCATTACCAGTTAATGTTCCGTCATAGACTGCTCTAATACTAGCTGGGTTATCGTATTCGTTAAAGAAATATGACGCACTACTTGTAGTGTCATATTTTGCATACACTGAAATATATCCATTTGAGTACCACATAATTCCTGCTGAATTAGTAGCACCACCGTATTGTGAAAGATTTATAATACCAGAAGAATCTTTCATAGCCTTCATTTCGAAATCAAAATAATCCACTCTACTTAAATCTATATTTTCTTTATCGAATCTAATATATGAAGAACCATCGAACTGCGTACAATTACTTTCAACTAAGTCAGCATTATATCTGACAAGTCCTTTGTATGTTGGTGTGTTACCTAATACGTCTTTACCATCTGTTCTGATTGGTATGTTTAATATTTCACATCCATCAATAATTCCATTATTGTTATTATTACTTGAATCAGGTAATGTTGAACTAGTTACATTTTTAAAGTCAGCATTATATAATAAATCAGCATCACTTACTTTTATATTATTAGTTAAGTGTTCAACTTCTATTTGTGTTAATGCTCTACCCCACAATTTACTATCAAGTAGTAAACCTGACATAAATCCTACATCTGTGTTAGCTCCTAATGTTACAATAGATGTTTCAACACTTATACTTCCAGTAGAACCTCCTGATTGGTTTAATATTCCATCAACATATAATTTTCCAATTGTACCATCGTATGTAGCAACAATATCATGAACTTTTCCATCAGCAATATTGATACTCCCAAGATGAGTCACTAAATCCCAAATGTTACCATCACCAGAAACACTAAAATCTATTACGTTATTATTAGTTTCTAATGCCCAGCATCTACCTCCTTTGAACTTTATAGCTAAGCTTCTATAACCAGTACCAAAATCTTCTGATTTTACTCTAGAGTAAATAGTAAGTGCATTAGTTGCATCTAGTGAAGTATCATTTCCTAAATTTACATAATCATTATATCCATTAAATTTTAAAGATGTAGTATATCCTTCTTCATTTTGGAATGAATCAAAACTGTTATCAGTAGCGTGGAACGTAGATAAATCAGCGTTCTTGATTTCTCCATTAACTGGGATTGTACTACATTTATAATTTTTATAAGTTGCTGTTTCTGCTCCTGTTGAACCCAATACTAGATATGTTGTTGGTGATGTCGCAGTAAATTCAAAACTTTGAAATCCTGTGATGTCGTCACTTTGTAATAAAGTGCTTCCATAATTTGAACCATTGGGTGGTGCATTTCCCCAACCTGATTTAAATATACCAGCACCTGAATCTATTGCTTCATATGTGATTTTATATTTAGTTCCAATTACTGTACTAATTGATGTATAAGTAGAAGAGAAATCTCCATCATCTGTAACTAGTAGCTCATTATCAACAGTACTAATTAGAGCATTTACAATATTCCAATCATCTGTATTATTAAACTCGCTATTTGATACATAATTAACAGGTGTTACACTATCATAAGTGATGTCTCCAACTCCTTCGTCCATTTTCCATTGATGAACTAAATTCTCATTTTCATCATAAAATTCTAAATTATTCATACTAAATGAATCCGAATACTCTGGTGTTGGATTTCTAGCAAAAAGTCTATTAACATATAATACAGCATTGTGTGTAAGTGTTTGTGTTTCTATGTCTACTCCATCTATAACCAACGTAACACTAGTATTGACTCTGACGAACTCATATGTATGAATCTTATCATCAGGAGTGTACGTAAAAGAAACAGCTGAACCTGATATGTTTTGGTAAGCAATTCTTGGAATACTTGGTTGTATTCTTATTGCTGAATATATTTCTCCAGTATCTGCTGTAATAACACAATCAGAGGTTAATGGTATTTTCGCATTGAATTTAATTCTATGGCTTGAACCTAATGATATTCTTTCAAAATCAATAATATCGTTTGCTCCATCGGTTTTATAACATCTACCTGGTTGAACAGGTCCGTTTCTAGCACCTACACTATCTACAAGTTCATACTTTCCTGTAACACTATTAAGTGTAGTATTCATCTTTAAGAATTGAATCATATCTAATTGAGGTATGTTTATTCCCTCTCTAAGTTTACCTAATATTTTATCATAGTAAACACCATTCATGATATTATTTTTATCTAGATTACTATCTGTATCTCTTGTCTCTTCTAGAATAATGTCATATTTTGCTCCATAGGATTCAGATGTTTCTGAATCTCTTACATTGTCTAAAAATTTATCTACTTTCATTTGATAAACCTCTATTTATATTCTAATGTTGCTTTATCATCCCAAACGGAGTAAATAACATTATCGATTCCCTTTACAGATTCTATTTTAGTTTCATCTGAACTAACTTCTGTAATTCTTTTTATAACCCATATTTTGGCACTAGTTAACTTTGATGAGTTAAGTTTAGCTTCTCCAATATATGTAACAGTTCCAATTTTTTCAATTAATCTTGTCATAATAAAATAATATTAACTTTTGTTTTTAAATATATTTTAAGAATTGTACCTACGTACTTGAGAATTAGTTTATTTGTGTATAAAAATATAATATTAATTATATTTATGCTGCTGTAATAATTACACCGGCTGTGTCAGCTGCGATAGCCATTCCAACATCGATTGCGAAAATGTGTTCGTAATCTCCTGCTGTTTGAGGTAATCTACCTGAGTAAATATCCATTCCACCTTCTTGTACAATTTGTAAGAAGTATCTGTTATCAACAGCGATTGCATGAATCGCTTTTGCGTTTGAAACTTTTCCTTCTAAGATATCCCATTCAGTAATTGCTGTTCCATTAAAGTTTACCATTTCTGTGTTAACATTTTGTAAACTTCCAATGTTGTAAGCAGCCATTGCTCTAAATTGTTCATCTAATTGTAGAGTTTCCCAACCTGTAGGTGACATTGCTACGTTAGTACATTTGAATGTTTGTAATACACCGTTAGTATCTTTTTGACCCTTGAAGTATTTTTTAGCTTTTACTAAGTTAGCCCAAGTTAATCCACCAGTAATATCTGTTGCAGATTTTACACCAGCAATCATTTTATCAATTACAGCATCGAACTTAGCTCTATGAATAGCAGCTGAATTTTCTTCCATAATTTGTTTAACTACACCAGGAGCTCCTGTTTTAGCCAATCTTCTATTAACTCTTAATGCTGAGTAATATGTAAAACAACTTACAGTCATTTCTGTTACAGTAGCTGTTTGGTAAGTTACAGTGTTATCGTTATCGTTATCAAACTTAGCACCAGTCATACCAGCTACTTTAGGAACTTTATATACTCCTGCTCCATCGATTCCACCTAACTCTGCTGGAGTCCATGTTCTAATTGCTGCAGCGTAATTTGAAAAATCTTTTTCTGCAAATGCAAATACACTTCTTGCAATTTTTGTTGTTAGAGCTGAACCTGTATTACCTACATTTTGTCCTGCTTCTGTAAACGCTTCATTAAATTTTGCGTTTTCCTTTACTTCTTTTTCGAAAGCTTCAGTTAAGTAGTCTCCTACAATACTTCTTGCTCCATCCATTGTTTTTACTTCAAATGCCATTTTTTAGTTAAATGAGTTTCTCAACATTTCAGCCAAGTTTAATTTTTTTTCAACTTTTGTTTCAACCTTAGTTTCTACAAATGTTCCAGCTCCAGTTACTTCCTTTGCTTCTTTTTTCTCTTTTTCGTCCTCTTTACTAGAGTCCTTAGATTTAGACGTATCTTCATCTTCTGAATCATTAGCTGCTGCATCCTCTTCTTTTTCAGTAATTTCTTCTTCCTTTTTAGGAACTTCTTTTACTTCAGATTTAGCTTCAGTACTAACTTCCTCTTTTTCATCTTCTGATTCAACGGATTCTTTAGTTTCCTTTGATTCATCTTCTGATTCAGATTCTTTAGCTTCTTGTAATGTATTCAGTTTCTCTTTTAATTCTGCGTTTTCATTAGATAATTCTTCTAACTTAACAGTCATTGCTTCAAGTGATGAAGTAACTAATACTAAGTTTTCTTTATTTTCTTCTACAGACTTAACGGAGTTTTCTAATGTTTCATTCATTTCAGAAAACTTATTAGCGTTTCCTTCAGTAAATTCATTCATTTTTGTTTCAAAATTTTCAATAATTTTTTCCATTTTTTAACTGATAATAAACAATAAAATATATTTGTTTTTAAATATATTTAATATTGTTAATAATTTCGTTCATTTTTTCCATGAACTCTTCTTTTTTCTTAGATTCTTCTGTGTTTAATTGCTCAACTGCTGACCCCTCAAAACTTTCTGCGAATACAACTTTAGCTTCTTCAAATCCTTCACATGAGACTATCGAACATTCATTCCACGACTTTACAGTTGCTTCTCTATATGATTCTCCAGACTCTGTTTGTTTATTTAATGCTTGACCGTTAATGTTAAGACTAACTCTTAACTCACTTGCGTTTCTTAAATACTCAATTAAACTCTCGTTATATTTTGTATCATAAATCTTTGCTGTACCATATAATCCGTCTTCCTTACCCTCAACAGATAACCAATGCCCTACTGGTAATGAATGGTCTGAAGTTTTGTGATTGTACATAACATTCTTACCGATTAACTCATTAGCTTTTTCTAAGATTGACTCTTTATTATACAATACACCGTTTCTTGAAGTTTTATGAAAAGGAACAATCATACCTGAGATTGTCTTATCTTTTGCTTCATTAGCTTCAGAAAATACTGTATCTATACTAAGGTTTTTGTTTTTAATATCAACCATAGAATAATATTATTATTATTTGTTTTTAAATATATTTAGAATTAGTAAATGACCTTCTGGTCATCATTTATAATTACAAATCCACAATTAAGTTCTTTAATTATATTATTCATTCTTATTTCATCTTTCTTCATTTGCTTCTCACTACTTCTGTGATAACACTCATTAACTTCATATACAACATTATTAACTTCATCATAACCATCTACGAAATATCGTAATACTTGATATTGTCTTGTAATGTTTATATCTAGTTTATATTCAATCATATCTAAAGCAGCTGTTTCGTTCCTACCAATCATTGGAGAAAAAGAAACACTCTTTAAACCATACTTTCTTATATGTTCAGTAATAGCTTTACTTCTCCTTAAAGAAGTCAATTCTTTTTGTTCTTTAGTTCTGTTTTTTAAAGTTTCTTTAAACTTTCTAACTCTAGATAATTCTTGTTTTATAGTTAAACTTTTTCTATGCTGTCTCATAAATATACTTTGTCTTTTAGACATTTGTTGTCTTGTCTCATCAGACATATTCTCATTGACTTTCTTTCTAGCCTCACTTTGATTTTTAAAAACATCAGCTTTCTTTTCATCACTCCAATTTTTCATAGTTTCTTTTCTTTTATTAGCAATTTCTTTCTTTTGTTCAGGAGTTAAACTGTTAAGCCAAGCATTATGTGTTACTCTATATCTTTCCCTCATTTCTTTAGTATGTACTCTATTCCTTAATAATTCACTTCTATCAGCACTCATCTTTTCCTTAGCTTCGTGTGACATATTTTCAAGACCTACAAACAATCTATCTATTTTTGCTTGTCTTTCCTCATCAGAAATAGTTTTATTATAGGCTGTCATACCTTTACTTTGACTACTTTTGAATTCTTTTGAGTTACAGAATGCTCTTCTTTTTTCACTCATTATATCTATGTTTGGAAAATTAATTATATACTCTGGTACACTTGTATTATGTGTTTTTAGGTGTCTAGTAGTAATTTGTTTAAATTCTCTATTACAAATCTCACATGTAACTTTATCTTTTAACTCTTTCATATAATTAAAAATAGATATAAGTTTATAAATCTTTTTATATTTTAAAAAATTAGTTTGTTTAATTAAAAAGGTAATGTGTAAGGTTTATCTAAGTTAATAGATAAAAATAATTCAAATGCTCTTTTTTGAAATGTAAAATGTTTACCATTAAATAATTTAATCATTTCATCTTTAATAGGTTTAGATAAACAATTAATCATTAATTGAATAAATTCTTCTTTTGATTTTTTAATACCCTCATGAAACTCGCTGTCTATTGTGTACTCATAACCACCTTTAACATGAAAGATTTTACTTCTTTTTTCATGAACTAGTTTTAAATATGTTGTGTGGTCTTCTGTACTCATATTGTAAGCTTCACTTGGTTCTGTAATTCTCAAATGTTCTTCACCTTCAAATGCAGACATATAAACATTATCTTTTAGAATTTGTAATTTGTATTCATTCTCTCTTTCAACTATAGCATCTCTGACACTTGATTGATTAAGATAAGAATCTCTTGCGTTTCTTAATTTTATACTTGCTGTTTGAACTCCTTCTTTTAATTGGCTTATCATTTCGTTTTTAGTTACCATACTAATAGTAATACTCTTTAGTTTATAAGTCTTTCGATAATTTAGAATAGTGTTTATAAAGATAAATTATTTTATTAATACTAAGAACTCTTTTCTTACATTAATACTAAATTCTTCTCCTTTTTCCAAAGAGTCAAACTTTGATTCATATTTTGAGAATACTTTTTCGACTGAGCGTTTGATATCTCTCAATTTATAATCCTTTTGAAATTCTTGGGCTAAACTTTGATAACATACAGCGACTAGTTCAGATAAAGATTTGCTATGCATAGCAAATCCAGAGTACTTAAAAAAATATTTCTTACCTGGTGCATCTTTTCTTTTTATAGACACAGTATTTATAGTAGATAATTTTTCTTTAAATCCATCTTGTAATCTTTCGATTAAATTTTTAAGTCTTTCGTTTGTTTCTTTATAACTCAAATTATGTTGGTCAAATACAGATTTTAATTTCTTATCAAATCCTTTAACTTTAACATTATTTCTCTTTTTCCATAATCCGTTTAATACACCTGCTCTCTTAGTCTTTTTTAAACTTCCTATATGTTTGTTTAGTGACTTAAAGAAGAGTCTTATAAACGTCTTAGAAACGGGTCTAAATGAACTATTAGCACCATTACTAACGAATGTAGCAAAGTCTGCAATATCTTTTGTTAATTCTTTCTTTTGTTTGTCATTTAGTTCAGCACCTGGGACTGGTTTATATAAATAATCATGTGATAGTTCATAAGCCACAGTATGTAAGAATGTTCTTACTTGTACTTCTACTTGTCCTAAATTGTGTTGAACAACTCCTGCGTAGTCAGGTCTAGGATTTACAATGTAATCTGATGTAGTTGTAATTAAGTCTTTGAATATCTCTTTAATTCGACCGGCAATCACTTTATATCTACTCATGTTATCAATGTGAATTCTAAATCCAAATAAATCTCCTAAATCTTCTAATTTTCTATATTTATCAGGTTTGGTTTTAATTTTGTTTAATGCTGAGTTTAAATCTTTTGCTCTATAAGTATAAGTAGTACCGTCTAATTTTCCTAATCTTTTTCTAATCTCTGGAATAATTGTAGAGTTTAGATTTTTCATCAATTTATCATAATCCTTCTTATTCGCCATCTTTACAACATTCTATATATTCTTTTATTAACTCTTGACTATCACTAGCAAATTCTGGGTAGATTGTACTAATAGTAGCAATAGCTTCCTCTTTTGTAAATGCTGAAGTAGTTAATACTTCACTATTACAATCATCTTTGTTTTCCAAAGTTTCTTTAAACACACCAGCGTTATTGTAATCCATTGCTTCCTCAAATGAGTCGAATGATTCACAACTTACTAATTCTCCTGTTTTCATATTCTTAGTGAATACAAAACTAAATTCTTTCTTTTCCATTTTATTTAATATAGTAAAGTAATATAAATATTACTTTTTAAATATATTTTACATACTTAATCGTTTCTTGTTGAAATACTTAACAAAACTTTAAAGCTTGTTCATAGTATTTATCTCCTTTACAAATTTTAAGTCTATCTTTTTCAAAGTAATCTGTCATCATATCAGACTCATTTGTATAATTTAGTTCTTTAGGGAAGTGTTCATACTCTCTATTATATACAGTAATTGTATCTTCACTTAGTCCACTTTCTTTTGTATAGTTACCAATACTATAAAATACTTTCCATTTCTTGTCACCTTGCTTAATACAACTTTTTAAAAATCTTACTTCTGACATTTTAGTATTCCTCCATAATTTTTATATGTTCTTTTGATTTTAAAATTGAGATTTTATTTTCTTTAATAACCCATTCATATTCTTTAATTTCCCATTGTTGACAAACTTCAATTTGTTCTTCACAATATTTAATTGAATTATTAAATGATTCTATTTCTTCCTTAACTTCTTCTATCTTGTTTTTTATTTGGCTTTCCATCTTATAATAATAGTAATACTTACTCCTTTATAAGTCTTTCGATAAAATTAGTTGTTGTTTATAAAGAGTTATAAATTTCTTTCGAATTCTATCTCTTCCAATGTAGATTGTTTTGTTTTATATTCGAGTGCTCGTGCTGTTAAGCCTCTTCCTTTTCTTGTTTCTACATCACTGTAATATGTTTTTAATAGTTTTGCAGCATTTGCTGACATTTGAGAAGTTAAATTAAAGTGTTTTGCTATATCCTCTCTTCTTGTCCAATCTTTACAGAATAGAAGTAAATTATTTATACTTCCAATTCTTTCAGTCCATGACCCACCCTCAGGATTAGGTTGTTTTATCTTTTCCATTTTATTATTCATAAATGACCTTCTGGTCATCATTTATAATTACAAATCCACAATTAAGTTCTTTAATTATATTATTCATTCTTATTTCATCTTTCTTCATATTCTTAGGTCTCCTATGATGATTTTCATATACTTCATATACAACATTGTTAATCTCATCATAGCCATCTACAAAATACTGTAAAATAGGAAATTGTCTTGTAATGTTTATATTAAGTTTACTTTCCATCATATCTAAAGCTTTTGTTTCATTCTTACCAATATTTGGCAAGAACTCTTTTCCATTTATTTTTCTATGTTTTTTAAAATATTCTATTGCAGATTTTCTAATTTTTTCTTTCCATTCACTTTTTACTTCTGGTGTCATCTGATTGTGAACATTTTTTGAATGTTCTGAAAAATCAAAAGTAGACTTAGCCAATGCTTCTTTTGTTTGTTTAGCCAACTCTCTTCTTCTTTCTACTGGTGTGTTTTCCCAAGCTTTCTTTTGTGACTTACTCAACTTTTTCAAAGACTCTTCACTCCACTCATATCCCATGTGTACTTTAGACATATGTTCTCTATGCCCTGGTCTTTTCCATACCTCTAATTGTCCTTTTGACATAGACTTTTTCCATGCTCCAATATCTTTTGGTTTATTCCATATACCTTTCATAGTTATACTTTTCTTCTCACCGGCTATTCTGAGACTTTCACAAGTCTCTTTAGTTAGTCCTTTATGCCAAGCACACTTCTTTTTTAGTTCCTTGGCTTTTTTCTTTCCATGTATTTCTTCAAAAGTTTTACCCTTAATGGTGTTTCCATAACAATTTTCGGATAATAATTTTCTAGTGTTATCACTAAGTAAATTAGAGTTTGGAAATTTTTCTTTATAATATTCTATTGTAGTGTTGTGTCTTTTTAAGTGAGTATTTGTAATACTCTTAAATTCTTTACCACAAATTTTACATTCTACCATATTAATTATAAAGTTTATCCATTTTTAAATATATTGTGTTTCTCTTACTCTTTAGTCAATCACTCATAAGGAATCCAAGAACACCTACATCCCCACTCATCAGTGATTAAAGGTTTTTTACCACTTAATAAGTCATCAATTAAAAACACATGTTTGTTAAGTTTCCTGTGGGAATTCCTAACTTTTTCGTCACGCCTCGTTCTGAGCTGTGCTCGAGTTAAGCCCAAATTTTTCCACTTTCTAAGTTTAATGATTGAACCAGCTGTTCTTGCTCCTTTCTTTATTACAACATCAAATCTATTTACAATTCCACTCTTGTAATCATACTTTGTTCTAATCTGGTTTTTAATATCTTTAACATCAACACCACGTCCAACCATATCAGCTATATCAGACATTACCATCTGTGAAACATTGTTTTTTGTTTGTTCTACACTTTGTAGTATAACGTCTTGCATGAGTCTCTGCTTGTCTGAGATGGTCTTTTCTCCTTTCTTGATAACTTTGTCGTGAGCTTCATTATCTACTCTAGGAATCGTTCCTACTTCGTTATTTACTATGATGTTGTGTTTAGTTAAGGCTCTCCCAACACTTCTGTTTATTCTACTACCAAATATATTAAATTTCTTCTTTAATCCAGGGAAAAATGTATCACTCAAAAATCCTTCAGTTAAACATACAGGTATTTCTGTATTTAGACTTTCTTTTATTTTCTCTTTTTTATCTAACATAGAAATTATATCATCAATAAGAGTATTCCAATCTTTTTCAACATCATCTCCTACTCCATCTAAAAGTTTGTCCTCTTCTGATTCTTCATCATCAAAGATTTCTTGTTCATCTAAAAGATGTTTAATTAAAGCATCATAAGTTTCTTTAGCTTGACTTACACCTTCATCTACTCTTTCTACTTTATGTAATAGTAGGGATTGAAAAATTAAATAAGAATTTTCATCTTTAATTAATCTAACTACTATTCCTCCAATGTCCCTCTTACTGAGTTCTTTTGACTTGGAGGATAAACTAAAACCTGTTTTGTTATTTAGTTTATTTACTCTTTTACTAAATTCTTCATATGATTCATTACCACCTAAACTTTCTGAAAATCCTTTTAAACTTTCTGTTTCATTAGTTTCTTTAGGAAGGTTTTTAGTATCTAATTCGATACCTTCAAACACTCCTAATTTATTATAATAATCTACAATTTGCTCTCTTGTAATTACTCCTTGATTAATTAAACTATCAACTAAACTTGTATAGTCTTGAACGTTTCCACTTAATTGAGGTGTGTCAAATACAAATGTAGCATTAAATGGTACATTTTCTTTACCAAAATCTTTTCTTAATCTAGATAAGATAATTTCATTTAGATATTTTACAAGTGCTCCTTGTCTACTTTTCAATCTTAACATAAAAGCCGGCATTGCTTGTTCACTTCCCATTGTTGTAGCACTATCTGACCAAGGTGTTAAGTGTTGTGGTAATAAACTCATAACAAGCATTCTTCTAACTAAATCAAACACTCCTTCCAATGTATCATAATTTCCACTTACTTTAATATCTTGTTCTAACATCTTTAGTGGGTAAGGTAAAATCTTAAAGGAACTTCCAGTATCAGCTAATTTGTCTTCAATATCTTCTTGAACTGGTTTACTCATTTGAAAACCTTTTCCATCTTTATCAAGTGTCATAATCTTTTGGTCAATAGCTTTATTTCTTGCGATTGTATCCCATGCTCCTATAATAGATGAATATACATTGAATGCATCAATTCCTGAAGCTAAAATACTTCTACCATAAACATTATCACTTGAAAATCCTGTTGTTCTTAAATCCATTTCACCGTCTGAGATGTATACACCATATATTGTAAATCTCATAAATACATTATTCTTAATATATCCTACTTGTATTTGTGTTGGTGTTTTAACTTTACCAGCGAACTTAAAACTAGTTTGTCCTTGTGGTGTCATTAAAATATATTTTTTTGAACCATCTTCATCTTCTAAATTTACAAATATACGAGACATATCATTATATGTTCCAATACCATTAAAGTATGTTTTACCATCATCTCCTTTCTTATAGAAGAATTGAACAGGTGCATTTCCAAAAATAGTGTTAGCTGTTTCCATTTGTTTAACTTCCTCAAGTAACCAACCTCTAGCATCTAACCAATCATTGATAAAATCTTCTGCCTTATCATTACCCTCAACAACAACTCTTAAATTATCATTTGAAATCAACATATCATTATACTGATTGATACCAGTTGATACAAGTGGACAAGTATTATACATTTCTAATTGTCTAATAAACTCATAATGAGGTGTTCTATCTTCTCCTTTATCTGTAACTCCTGGAGAGAATGTAAACGCACCTAAATCTGCTAGGTTTGTTATTTTAGTCTCCATGTTATTATTTTCCTTTATTGCTTCACTTATAAATACATCTCTATAAGTTAACGGTGCGGATTCTTTTATATCTTCTTTTATTGTTTCCATTTTATTTTATCTTGTTTTTTATATCTTTAAGGTAGTCTGGTAACTCTCTTAATAAGAGAACTATTCCAACACAACACAAAAAGTTCCATATGTCAAAAATTCCTACTCTAAGGTTAAGTACACCAAGTAAAGCAAGACTTAATAATAAATCATATGTTATCTTTAATAAATATATTTTAAATATTTTCTTTAATTTATCAGTTTTATCATTTTTAAAGTTTCTTAAATATAATTGAAACCAATATTTTTTATTAAAAATATATCTACTGCTTAGTTCTTTCCAAAATGCTTTCGTATTTAGAAAGGATATCTGTATCTCTTGTAAGCTGTTTTTTGAACGGAGCAACCATTTCTTTGATTCTCTTTTCAAAAGCTTCTTTAAATTTATCTTCACCATTTTTTTCAATAACTTCAATATTTTTTTTAACAGTTTCAATCATTGCTTGAATCTCTGTTACTTCTTTAAAAAAGAATTCCTCAACTTGCTCATTAACACTTAAATTATACAAATCTTTCATTTCTTGTTCTTGTTTTTCTAGTTCAATTATTTGATTTTTGTATTCTTCTTTTTGTTGTTCAAATGCTTCAGAAGTATATTCTAATTCATAACCTTTAATACTATTTTGTAAACTCTCAATTTGTGCTTTTACAATTTTAGCATACTTCTTTAATTGTGTTCTACTTGTGAATTGTTTAAATCCATTTGTTAACTCAATGTTACCTTCTTTATCTACTTTTAATTCGTAGATGTCTTCATGTTTAATATCTCTTTCAGTTTTCATTTTTCATCTGCTCCGTGATTACAAACCACTGTATAGTATCTTCCACACTCTTTACAAGTATACATACCATAATCTTTACTGTATAATGAGTTCTTCATTACAATACCATAATAAGAAACCTTATCTACAACTACAAATTCATCAGATTCTAATACATTAATTGCATCTTTAAGTTTATTAACTTGTATATTCAACTTATCTTTAGAAGCTAATTGTATTTTAGTATTCTTTATTCTGTTGTACTTTTCTTCGAATGAATACAACTCTTCTTTTAATTTGGAGACAGTCTTGTCCCACTCAGAAATATCTTTCTTCATAAAATTAATATACACTAATCCTTTATAAACTTTTGCAAAAATTTCTAGAAATCCCTCTCATAGGACGTGTTCAAACTGATAATAAGAATTAATTTGTATTTATAAAGTTATTGATTCAAGAAAAGAAAGACTTATAAATAGATTCTAATTCATCTATTCTTACGAAAGAATTTTATTCTTTCTCTAATGTTTTCAGGTTTGTTGAACTCTTTAATCTTTTCAACAGCTTGTTCTTCTGTGTCCTCTTCTTTCTTCTTGTATTTTCTAGCTATTGTAATCTCACCAGCGTGTTTTAAATCTTCAGGTAACAAAGCATACATTGTAGCCATACAACTATCTCCGTGACCGTTACTTGTTTTAAGTGGTTGAAAATCTCTTCCTGAAATTGCCTGAAAGTGTTCTAAGTGAATCATGTCCTCAATAAGATTTAATTGTGTTCCTCTATCATCTAAACCATTTAACATTAACATTGTTAAAGTGTGACCATATTCGTTTAATTTATACTTTAATCCACTATACGTTTCTATCGTATTCCCACCTTGAATTCCTCTAATGTGTTCAGTTCCATAGGTTGCTTCAAAATATTGTGTCATTTGCCTTCCTATAGGTGTTGCATCGAATGTTGCTCTCCAATTAGAGTTACAAGAATCAATGTAATCAAACATAGGTTGTAATTTAGTTTGCATCTCAGGTAATGGCATATTCTTGACATTCATTAAAAACAATTCATCTTTAATATTTCCATAGTGGCCAATCACACTCATGGAGAAAAAGTCTGATACAGTTGCTGGGTCTAATCCGATAGTTATTTTATCGTATTTCTCAAACTCAATGTATTTAAATTGTTCCTCTTCAACAAATTCTCTTATCATTCTTTCAATCATCAATGGTGTTTTATAGAACTGGTAATCATCATCAACTTGAATTCCCATCATCTCTTCCATGAACTTTTCAGGAGAAATACAAAAAGCTGTCCACAACATATCTTTTTTATGCCATGGTACAATAGAGATTAAATCATCTCTATCTTGAAATGGTATTTTACAATCTCCACTTCTATATTCTTCAAATAAATCACGTCTAAATACAGGCCAATCGAATATCTTAAAACCTTTATTACCTTTCTTTATGTTGTCTCTAATCTTACCTAACCAAGAAGCAAATACAGTATTACCTTTTAGTGTAGTACCAATTTCAAATTGTTTATAATCTCTTCCTTTAGAATCTGCTCCTTTATACGCTTTATCTAATGCTTCGAATAAATCCTCAAATGTTCTCATGAAGTTTGCCTCATCTAACATTCCCATATTACCTTGGATTCTCAATCCTCTCACATTCTCAGCTGCTGATGCTCCAGCAGGATATGCTTCCCAAATTACACCATTAGGAAATATAATTTTTGACTCAGCTTTCATATCACATTCAGCTGGATTAAACGGATAATATTCTAGTTTCTCGAATCTCTCAACTAAACCCTTATTCTCTAAACTTGTAATATCTCCTTCAAAATTATCTAAAGAACATTCTTTACCTGTTACTAAATCTCTTACATAGATTTCTTTTTCTATAATTGGATTCATGTGTTTAATAATATCTTTAGCCTGTTTTAATAACTTATTTGCTCCTTGTTTACCCATTCTGATAAAAGGAACTGTAACATTATGAAATTCAATAGTAGCCATTATTTCACGTATAATACTAGATACAGTAAAACTTGTATTACGTGATTTAATTACAATAGAAGATTCTGCAAGTTCACCTAACAATGCAATATCGTTTAAGTGATATTCTATTTGGTGATTAGTCATTTTATAATTATCCCAAATACCACTTCCTACATCTACTAAAAAGATTTCTTGTAATGTCCATAAGTAATAATCTGATTTCTCATCAGGAATTACCGGAGCTTCATACCATGATTCAAATGCTGATTCGTACGTAGAAATATATGTATTTTGTAAAATATTCGTTGATTGTGTCTTATTCATAACAAATAAAACTAAAAATTAGTTTTTAAATATATTTAAATATTTAGTTATTATCTTGCTTTTCATATGTCTTAATAACATAATCAGTAGCGTCCTTAACAGATAACTTTTTTGTTGGTTTCATTTTTCCTGGTGCTCCTTTAAATAGATACCAACCCTCATTTTTAATGTTGTCAACCAATCTACCTTGTGAATCTCTTTTACCTGTATATTTATTTGATAAGTGAATCATAACAGCTTCATTTTTACCTGTCCAGTAAACACTATTTTCGTCGAGTGTGTCTTTTGCTTCTGTTAGATTATCAGATTCATCTAAACTTTCTTTAGACCACTTACTTTTGTTCTTTTTCAAATAATCTTTAGCATATTTATGTAAAACAGCTTCTGCTTTCTTTTCATCAAAAATATCATATTGTTCAGGTGTTAATTTATCAGTAAATAGTGATATGTATTTGTCAGTATCTAATACAATACCATTTTTTCCACCATCTTCAAAATGAGCAGCTTCTGCTGAATGTTGCAGATGTCTAATAACATCTGATACTTTTAAGATGTCTTTATAGTTAATACCTTTACTTTCTGTAAATTCTACAGCTTCAATTCTTTCTTCAATTCTTTCTAATCTTTCTTTTATTTCCATTCTAATAATATAAATATATAGTCATTTATAAACTTTTCTATCCAAGAGTTGTTTTTCTTTTCTTTTTTGGTTCAACACCAAATCCGTAATCATCAAACTTGTCAAAGATTTGCTCAATCTTCTTTAACCAATCTTTTGCATAAGTCTTAACTTTTGTTTCATTCTCGAAATCTTTTACAAGTTTCTTAAATTGTGGTTCAAACTTAAATTTAAAAGTGGCTTCATTATCTGTAGCTTTCTTAGTATCAAATGTTTCTAAAATTGCATTTAACCTTTCCTTTGTCTCCATAAAATAAAAATAAATGATAATTGTTTTTAAAGTTATTTGAACAAGTCACTTACTTTTCTATATTGAGTTGTAGTGTGTCCTTTAATTGTTTTAGTTTCATACTTAAATCCTTTAAAACTCAAATCTTGATTAAACTTTCTTTGACTTAGAGATTCACCACTCCATTCTTTATAGATATTATATAACTCTTTATTACTTATAAATGTTAAACTTTTATCTATATAATTTGTTAGTATATCACCTTTTAAATCATAAGTCTTACAATAATCAATAAACTGAGTTATTTCGTCTTTAGAGTTCTCTAATAATTGTCTTCTTGCTAAATTATCAAAAGGTTTATCTATCTCATCTCTTGTGACTTCTAAATTTAGTAGATAAGAATAAAAATGAGCACATTCTAATTCAAAAGCCTTAGTATCTTTCTTACTCAACCATTTACTTAAACCATTAAGAACTAGAACTTTATTTTCAAATACAGTATATCTTCTATCTGTTGAGTCTAGAATAACAGGCATATCATCATTCGTTGCTATAAAATAATTAATATAATTATCCGTTGTGTACTCTTGCACTCCTTTCTTATTAATAAGAATTGTTTCACTACCTATTAGATTTTTAAGTTTTGCTAAATCTTTTTCTTGTTTTATTTTAGCTTCATCTAATAATATGATAAGTTTATTTTCTTGAACTTGTGTGAAACTACCACTTATATAATCACCATTAATTACGGTACATAGATTATTAAATATGTGTTTTAATATTTTGTCAAACAATAAACCTTTACCAGCCCCTTGTTCTCCTTTAAATATAATACTTCCAACTATTCTATCATCTGGATTAATAGTAATCCACGAGAATCTTTTATATAAGAAGTCTGTTTGTCTTTCAACATTACCACAAACATTAGTAGCAATAGCGTGTATCATAGGAAAGTCTTCTTTACTACTATCTTTATTAATTTTATGATGTTTCATAAAATAAGAATGTCTGTATGTATTTAAATATAAATTTCTATCGTTGTCTTCGAAATATAACTTATCAACTGGGTAAAACCCAACATTTTTAACTTCTTTAAAATTATCTTTAATATTAATATTTAACTTTTTTCTTAAACTATCAGATGTGTATGTAGGATTAACTACTTTCATTGCTACTACAACTTTATCACAATCTTTCTTGAAATTTGTATATATCTTACTAGCGAGTGTTGTGGTCTTACCACGAACAATGTCACCTGTATTTGATAATAACACGTACCCATTATCACTTATATCGTCATTAATATCTACAAAAGTATATTTATTATTAATCTTTTCTAATAGATTATTCATAGTAAAATACCTCCTAATATAAATGATTGTAAACAACCCATTATAATTATCAATAGTTTTATAAATAGAAGTTGATTCTTATATATTAAAGATGATAAAGAATTGGCGTTCTTATTATTATTTATCTTTTTAATCATTGTTATTATTCTCCAACTTTACATAAACTTTACAATTCTCTGTATATTCTAGTTTATTTAATTCAACTAGTCCATCTAAAATATTCTTAACTGTTGGTACTGACACATCAGTTCTTTCAGAAACATCTTTAACTACAAATACAGTTTCTGCACTTTCTTTTACAAACTTTAAAATAGTTTCAAAGTTTTCTTTTTTAGTCTTTTTAATTACCATATTAATAAGAATCATTAATCCTTTTTAAATATATTGTCATTTTTCAATATAAATCATTATTTTACAATAAAATTAATTAAGTCAATAAAATTAATTAAGTTAATAAAAATATATAACTTAATAAAAATATATAAGTTTAAAAAGTTATATATTTAATAATTATGTAGTATTGACGTTCTACTACTTAAATTCTTTATTTTATTATATTAAATATTTAAATATATAAATAAATAGAGTTAACACAAAAATATCATAAAATAAATAAACACAAAAATTTTATATATTTAAATATTTAATAGTTAAATCTAAGAATTCGTATGTTACAGCTTGTGTATTATCATATATAAATTATATATGATAAATATTTTAAAGTTATTTATCTAAAATTTGTGTTTTACTTGTATGTCTGCAATTATCTTACTATTAACATTAAGTTCATTATAAACTTTAATTGTGTTTTGTAAATATCCTACGATATCAAGTAAATTTAACTTACTTACAAATTCTTTTTCTTCGTATTTCATCATTTCACCATTAAAATTTAAAACTTCTTGGGCTAATTTAGAATGATGTTTTATAAGCATCATATCATAGTTAGGACAATGCATGTCTAAAATTTCATCTCTAATTTCTGACATAATATCGTGTGTTTCATTATATTCATCTGTACTTATACTATTTGAAAAGTAAATAGGGCAAGATTGATACCAATAACCCATTGCCGTTTTTCTTGCATAAGACATAGTGACCAATCTTACAAATAAAGCTCTATCTTCTAGTAAACTATTAACTACTTTATGTTGAGCTAACAAAACATTTACTCTATTAAATTTCTCGTAACAATATGTTTTAAATTTAACTTCCCTATCTTCCAAATCTCGTTTAAATTCTTCTTTATTATATGTCATTTTTAATCACAACTCCTTAATCTTTGAAATGTGATGATAAAGTTTTTATCATCATTATCAATCTTATGAACAGAAGTATCATATTGACTCATTGTGTATTTTTCTTCATATTCATCAATAGTTAAATCTAAATCTGCATCTTTACTTACTTTTATTATTTCTTTTATCTTTGTCATAATAATAGTAATACTCTTACCTTTATAAAGATTTGTATTTAAACCCATAAATATATTTAGATGAACTCTTTGAATTTTCCCAATTATCACAAGTACGATATTGTCTTACTTTGCTAATATTATTTGCTTTATTAAATTCCTCAATCTTGTCTTCAGGAAGTGTTATTTTTCTCTTATGTGAAATTACAATTAAATATCTACATCCCATTATCACCTCAAAATTAAAATATAATCTTTCAAAAAATGTATAGTTGATATTAAAATACTTACATATATCTTCAGGAGTTATTTCAACAATTTCCTCTATCTTAATCTTAGCCATTATGCTTTTATATTAAGCACAGGCTTAACCCTCCTTAAAATAGTCGCTGTTGGTTCAATAGCGTCTTCAATTACTTTTGCATCTTTATAAGCATTAGGTGCCTCGTCAAGAGTACTTTGTGATATACTTGTACTATACACATTAGCATCTTTCATTTGAGTTTGAAATTCTTCTAAACTTAATTCTCTCTTAGCTTTTGCTCTTGAATACAATCTACCAGCTCCATGTGGTGCTGAATTATTCCAATCAGGATTACTTTTACCTTCACAAATTAAAAGACCATCCTTCATATTAAAAGGTATAACCATTTTCTCACCTACGTATGAACGAATAGCTCCCTTTCTAATAATACCATCTCTAAAATCCATAAAGTTATGAACTGAGGATATACGTTCTGTTTCATGTACAACTTTAAAATCAAACACTTCTTTTAACATAATATTTATCATTTCTACTCTATTTAAATCAGCATATTCTTGAGCGATTGACATATCATACAAATAATCTGAACTATCTTCCTCAGATAAGAACGCTAACTCTTTACAAGTTTGAGTTTTATCTGTTTCAATAGCTATCTTTTGCCAATAGTCACAAACTTCTTTACCAAATCTTCTACTTCCTGAATGTACAGTCAACCAATAGTCACCAGTCTCATCTTTACCTAACTCAATAAAGTGATTACCACCTCCAAGTGTTCCAATTTGTTTTAGTACATTACTTGTCTCTAATTTATTAATCTTCTTACAAATTAAATCAATTTGTCCATAAGTTCCCATATTTACATTTGTTTCTTTTTCCTTACTCTTAAATCCAAGTGGTACATATTTTCTAATTAAAATATCTGTGTCTTTTAAGGTCAATGGTATATGTTTACCTATATTTACAGATAGAACCCCACATCCGATATCTACAGATATCACGTTGGGACAAACTCTCTTTCCTATTGGACAAGTAAATCCAATAACACTACCTTTCCCCAAATGACAGTCAGGCATTACTTTAATAGGAACATCTTTGAAATGTTCTACATTACAGAGACTTTGTATTTGTGAGTAAGTCGCTGCGTCAATATCTTCTGTCATTACTTTTGCTGTGTTGTATTTTCCTTTAATTTCCATTTTTCATAAATTCCTCCATATATTCAATTGCTTCCTTTTCAGTAGGAAATATATAACTTGTAAATTTACCTGTTTTGTAAATATATAATGTAACAATATATTCATCAATACCTTCTTCTAATTCAAATGTATCGTTTACTCTTTGATAACAATCTTTATAGATTGTGTTTTCAGTTCTCTTTTGTTCCCATTTTATGATTTCTCTTACCATAATAATAGTAATGATTGAACCTTTATAAGTCTTTGCTTTTCTCAACTCCACGAAACCATGAATTGAACTTAAATCATTTACTACTTCAAACTTATTACATCCACCATGAGCATTTATACTAAGTTGTCTTTCTTCTCCTGTATGTTTAAGATGCTTATAAGTAAATATACTACATACACCCCAATCATCTTTTAACTTACTGTGTTTACAGAACTTACAACATTTAAACATTGTGTAATCTACACTTTTCAAAACTTCTAATTTATTTAAGTCCATTATTCAAATCACTAACTGACAACTTAACGTGCGTCCATTTTATAGTCTTTACTTTTATAGTATGACAATTCTTACATAAATATGTTATACTACAGCAAGGAATTTTACATCCGTAACTTGTATCAATAAAATTAAATGTTTTGATTGGTTCATAATTATGAAAACCAAATATACAACTTAATTTCATTTTGACACACCATTTTTATATAAGTCACTCTTTAAGAATAGTTGGAATTTCAAACTTTCGTTTTCGTCCCACAACTCTTTACATCTCTTTTCTAGAAACTCGTTTCTAATACTTAAACGTTTATTTTGTGCTTCTGTTTGATTCATTTGTTAACCTCAGGATAACCAATACATAATAAATCATCTTTCTTTACTTCACAATCAATTCCATTATTTTTTATATCGTCTATCAACTCTCTTGTATCACAAGGTTTAAATAATATATGATAACCATTTTGAGTTTCAATCTTGAAATTAGCTTGAATATTTCTATTTGTTAACATACACAAAACAACTTCATCATTTTCTTTTTCATCTAAGTCTAACATAAAGTAATCTTTCTTACAAGGATTTCTCGCTAAACACGAAATCCATTCTTTATCTACATTTACAATTTTAGTCATAATGTTTGGGTCATTTGAAATCTCATAATCCCAATTAGCCATTTTCTCTTTAAGATTCTTATATGCTTTCTTAACATTACGAGCATTGTAATTAACATATAATTTGTAATTATGTTTATCATCTAACTCAATTAATCCTGTAATCTCTTTATGAGCTCTTTCTAAACTCAACTCATTAGTTACAAGTCTTCTATATACAATTTCTTTTGCATGTGTAATATCATCGTTATCTTTCTTACGGCTTATACCTAAAATAAAGTATGAACCTTTATTAAAGTCAATTATTTCTTTTACCTTATCTATACTTATATATTTCATCATTTTTTAAACTCACAACCAACACAAGATATATCTTTATCTTCTACAATTTCTCCATTTTTATATTTCAAAATTTCATCATCTTCTCCTCTACATTTGGAACAAAGTCCAACAGCTTTTACACTAATTATTTCTACACTCATTTGTCTTCATCTCCACCTAACTGAATTATTTTTTCAGAATAACCAATATCTGTAATCTCAATATTCTCAAAACTTCTAACACTCAAAAACATGTCAGTAACACCATCAGTAAATGTAAACTGGATATCAAAATCCTCATAATCTTTTAACTCTTCTATTAATTCTTTCACTTTCATTCTTCTTTATCCTCTTTGTTATGATATAAATCTATATTTTTAATGTTCTTACTTTTTAACCAATCATCATGTGCTTTCCAAAACAATTCCTCGTTTAATTTTAATGCTACTTGTATTGCTCCATTATTAAGTGCGTGATTTTTATTAGATATTCTTTGTTCTTCATCTATTCTCTTTTTCCACTTTTCCTCAAATGTTAAATCATCTTCTTTATCTACTAAATTTTCTTTTACAAATTGACCTAATTCAAAAGCCTTTTCTGCAATCCTTCTTATATAAAAGTCCTCATCTTCTTTAAATTGGAATGAACTTCCAAATAGATATTTTTTAAAACCAAATAAACCTTTAGTTTCAAATAAATCATTGTTTGTTAATTCAAATATCTCGTCTTTATTTAATTTTCTCATTCGTCTAACCCTCTATGAATAGTAACAAATTCTTTTAATTTTTCAAATTCATTCTCAATTTCACCATCACAAACCATTTCAAATAATGGTTCTAAGATTTCTTTAAACTCTGGACCTGGTTTCATACCCAGCGCAATTAAATCTTTACCTCCAAATTTCATATCCCCAATTTTAAAAGGTGTTTCTTTTTCTTTCAATTCGTAAAACTTCTTAATTATTTTGTTACCGGCATTAAATATTTCTAAACCTGTAACTTTCTCAAAAACTTTAACTACACTTTCACTTAGTTTAATTGGATTCTTCTTTTTATTTCCATGACAATCACAAAAGATAAGACTTCCTAATTCTTCAACAGTTACACCATTTTCTTCTAGTTCATTAAATAATTTAATATAAGTATTGGTTTTAATTGGATTACCTTCAATCATATATCCAAACATATGTCTTCTAATTAAACAATGAACATAATTAATTTCTTCAGTACTTGCTCCAAGATGTTTCAACATATATTTCTTCATCAAACTTGCACCTTCTTTTTCATGACCATAAAAATGTGTACCTGTAACAAAATCATGTGTTCTAGTTCTAGCTTTTCCAATATCATGAAATAAAGCACTCATAATAAATAAAGGATTATTTGAAATCTTTTGAGCTTCTTGCATTGTATAAATACAGTGTTCTCTTGGTGTTTCGTCATGAAAATCTCCACCATCCATTTCCATTTCAGTTCTAAACCAAGTTAAAGGAAACATCTCACTAGCCCAGTATTTAATATGTTTCTCTTTTAAATAAGGTAATACTTTTTTAAATGAAATCCAAGTTCTTTCTTTTGCAACTCCACTAGTGTCAAACTCTTCAATAGCTTTTAATGTTTCTTCTTCAATATCAAAGCCTAATCTATCAGCTTGTTCTAAGTATCTGAAATATCTCCCATCATCTTCATTTAATCTATCTCTGGGTTCTCCAACAGCTCTTACAATTTTATCTCTAATATCTTCTAACCCTTGGTAATTAAACGCATTACTAGAATGTATAATTCCATCACTTTTACAACATATACAATTCATAAACGCGTCGCAGGTTGCTTGATGTTCAAAAATATCATTTCCAACTTCTTTTCTATCACCACTATTTCTATATTGAGAAATTTCTGTATCATCTACGATTACAGTTAGAATCTTTTCTTGTCTTTCTTCTCCACCAATAACTTTACCTTGTGGAAATACTTTTAGAATATCTGAACAATTTGTAAAGAGGTCAAAATCATGTGGTTCTATCTCTAATAAACTATCACGAATTGCACCACCTATCAAAAATACCTCGAAACCTTCAGCTTCAAGTGTCTTCATCATGTCTTTAACTTTGTTTGGTATTACGATTTTTTTCATCATAATAATAATAATGTTCTATTGTTTATAAGTCTTTGCTTTTCTAATCTTATCACAACTAATACACTTATATTTTACAGGTACTTCATGTTGTGGTCTAACACCACCCCAATAAACAACTCTGAACTCTCCACACGTACACAGAGTATCTAAATTAATTATCTCTTTCCCGATTAATTCACTTTTCATCATTTTGTTTTCCTCTTAATAATATCCATACATCTCTTAATTTCTAAACTTAATTCATTATAATCAGAACTTTTTATATTCATTGTACTATTATGAGGTAAATCAACTCTAAATTTATTTAAACTTCTGGATGCTTTACTTAAATAAAATCTTGTTTCTTCTAATAATTTAAAATCTTTATCTTTGTGAAATTTAATAATACAACATGCTATGTAGTCTAACATTCCACTTGTATTATAAAAACTATCTGTATCTAATACATACTTCTTATTTCGATAACACAATACAATTTCATCTTTCTCATTAATAGCAAAATCTATACTCTTAATTTTTTGTTTATAGAATTTCATAAGTTTCTGAATCCTAGTATTTTTATGTATCATAGAATAAGTAATGTGTATGTGTTTATAAGTTTTTTGTAATAGATGCCCAGTCTTATATCGTCACAATATGTTTTTATCTTTTTATTGACATCTATTGTATATAGTAAAATAAGATATGTTTATAAACATATGTGTAGAAACAGAATCTTTTATATATGACTTGTTGTCACTCTACAAGAACAACGAAATAACAATACTTCCAATAATTGATGTTATTAGGTATTGTTTCCACTCTTTCTTTACAAATACAACAACATCTCTAAATGTAATTACAAGTCCACTATATTTAACTTTTACTTTTGTTTGTGAGAATTTCCAACCAAATCTTACATCAAATGATACAAAACTAATTAGTAACCATAATCCAACTACCCAATCTAAACTAGGCAATGGAAAGAATATATTTTTAACTCTACTAAGTTGATTAAGAGGTTTAATTGTTGAGTGACTATAGTAACATCCAAGCTCATTCATTCTCTTATTTTCAAGTGTCTTAATTTCGTTTTTGTTAAACATACTAATAGTAATACGTTATTATTTATAAATCTTTGTATTTTAATAAATCCATTTTTCGTCACCGTTAGAATCATAATCATAAACTCTAGTCTTTACAGCTCTTTTATCAACTGCTACTTCATACCCTTGATATGTAAAGTGTTTTGATATTTCATTAAATGCATCAGCCAATCCTTCAGGTTTTGATGAATATTTGTATATTTCCCCTGTTGACATTTCTACTAAGAAGTTTCCTCCTTGTAATTTGATTATTACATCATCAGGTATCTTATTAATTGGGTTCATTCTTTCCCATCTAGGTGTTAGTTCAGAACTTCCAAAACAATTCGTAGCATTCCATTTTTGTGATAATGGGTCACCTTTTTTGACTAACATTTATTCACCTTATCCAGTTCATTTTTTATACTTTTATCTAGAAATTTCATCGTAGAAATAGAACTACATTTGTATTTATAAACTTATTGTGTGTGAGAATTATTTGTATAAAAAGAAATATATTTATTTCATTCCGTTCTTATGGTTTTTATAAACCCAAGCAGCGAATGCTTCTTTATTCTTTTCATCAGACCAATCTTTGTTTGTAGCTTTCTTAAACATTTTACCTAATTTAGTCATACCTTCAGATGATGTTTTATCACCTAATAGAATCTTCCAACCTTTTTGTGCATCTTCGGACCAGTCTTTATATCCTTCTTTAATTGAGTTATTCTCAATTACACTTTCTAATCTTTCTTTTATTGTTTTATCAACCATAGAATAATAAAATAAGTTTGTATTTATAAACTTATTTGTTCTAGATTACAATTTTAAGAATCGTAACACCTTGTTCTTTAGGTACATTTATATAAGCAGGGTCTCCTTTAACGTCATATCCAACAATTCCATCAGTGTTTTGTAAATCTACTCTCATTCCTTCAACATCATTTCCAATGATAAACATATTTTGTGATGCACGAGAAGATAAGTTCAAACCTTTATCAGCATATGGATTACTTCCAACAAGACTACCAGCACGAGCAAAGAAGTCACTAATTAAACAACTATGGATATGTCCAAATAAAATATAATCTATTTTAATTCCTTGTATACTGTATTTAGCTATAATCTTTTGAATTGAACCCTCAGGATTCTTTTGTATACTTGTACCATGAGTTAGTAGAATATTATGACCATTAATACAAATAACTTTCTCAGATAACCCACCTTTGATAAAATTTACTCTATCATCTTTTACAAATAAGTGTTCCAACATATTATCTAAACAATAATCTAAATTGTTTGAAAGTAAAATATCACTATGACCCATTTCTTTATCAATTCTTGATTCATTACCACAAACACTTACAACATCAACCATAAATCCACGTGAAGTTAAATCATTTATAATTTGACTAATCATAGAAGTACCTAACAACAATGATTGCATAATATTGTGAGAATTAGTCAAAAGTTCATCAGTTCTACGTGGAGAATTAAACATATCACCAGTCATAGCAATTACAATTTTTTCGACTCCTGACTCTAAAAACTTCTCTCTTGATTTACTTACAAATTTCTTTAATCTCTTTCCAGCTACTTCCCAATCGTATGTGTTCATATCACTCTTCACACACTCACCAAAGTGTAAATCACTTAATTGTATAATACCAATCTTACAGTCTTGTTTTCTCTTGAATCTGACGTCCTTAGGTAGCTTAAAATCGAAATAGTCACCACCAATAGCATCTAATTTTTTAATTAAGGAAGAATTCATCTCAATCAAAGCATTATCTTTTCTAAATGCTTCTCGTGAAATTTTATTTGCGACTCTGTTTTTATCCATAAGTCCTTGTCTACTTTTAGCTAATTTAACTAAATCCAAGTCAACTGACCATTGAAAATTACATTCTTTACAAAGATATCGTTGCTTATTATTTCTTGTTCCTCTTTTGATAACATGATGTCCAAAACATCTATTACATTCATTCATAATAAAAAGAATTATAAAGTATTTATAAATCTTTGTGTTTATAAGTTCTTACAATTTCAGTTTGTACTCCAATAATGTGTGATTGTTTCTCACTCATTCCATGTTCCATATGAATTCTTTTAATTTCATGACAATAACCATTATTTAAATCATTAGCAACAACATTGTTTAAAGTATTCAACTTCATTACAAATTCTTCAGTAAACTTTTCTTTTAATTCATATTCTTTAATCTTAGTTTTTTGATTTCCTAAAATACCTTTAAGACTTTTAATATCTTTTTTTAACTTCTTAACCAGTAAATAATCATCTACACCTTCACGAGCATCAGCTTTTTCTAACTCTTCTTGAGGTCCCTCATTTTTAAACATACAATCTTCCCACATCCAAGAATTACCTCTAACTTTATAAAAGTCACCATTACATTCTTCTATGATTAATTTAGTGTTACAAAAATCAAACATTTCACTTCCCAAACCATGTGTACTAGTTTTCTCTACACTATTTAGTTGTGCTCTACTCTTAATTGTAACTTCGTCTCCTGGTTTATATTTTAATACCATAATAATATAGAATCAATTTGTATTTATAAGTGTTTGTATAGAATATGTATTGTTAAAATTAGTGGGTTGACTAGACCCACATGAATATTTATTAAAATACCCAAAAAGATAAAAACGTATTGTTACAATATATAACAATAATATAATAGAATTAAAATCTCTTTTTAAATATATTTAGAATAAACAAAATTATTAATAAGTTTGTCCGAACTTCTGCTCCCACCTCATCGGGCTACTAACAAACGAACGCACAAACATGTCAAAGTTTGTTGCAACAAACCTCTACCTTGTACGGGATTTGAACCCGTGACCTCTCCGCAACATTAGCTAAATGTCTATGGGATGCTCTACCAAACTAAGCTAACAAGACAATATAAAAGTACCCGACAGGAATTGAACCTACACATCTTCCACAACACAAAGGTGGATGCTTTACCTTAATTAAGCTACGGGCACAAAACACGAGGGTTAGGAGTTTAACCTAACTCGGATAACTAGTATGTCCTTAAAATCAAACACAACTACTCAGCTAATTACTTCCTTTTGTTGCTGAAATTCCTCTCACCATAAATGAGAGTTTAAGGTACTCTCAAACCTTTGTATTTTAAACCCAAGACGAGTGTGATTCTGGCTAAACTTATCAATAACAAATCACAAATTATTGAAGCACATTTTAAAAGAGTGAGAATCGAACTCACGTCTACAAAGATTTTCCATCCCTGCCACATTTCCATAGTATGCTACCTTTTCATTATATTATTTTATCGAAGTCGGGTAGATTACGAACTACCATCTTGGCTTAACCCCAAAGTCTTTAAGTACTAATTATCACTTTGTTGATGTTAAGTTGCTCTACGTATATTGAGCTACGTCCCCATTATAAAGTTAAGTTTAAGGTTCTTCAACCGTCGAAATCTTTGTCTATTTTCAAAATGATTGAGTATAAAGGTCTCCACCTTATTTAGCGTAATTCATATTGGCAAATATACATACACACAAGTTGAGAAGTTCTGGCTAGAGAACGTTTTCTCATCTCATACTAATAAGAATGATTAACCATTTATAAGTCTTTCGATATATTCAATGTTTCTAGCATATAAGCGTTACAATTAAATTTTATACTATTTAAACAATCTTCCTCTGTGATTCTTTTTAAGTTTTCACTTTTATCTGTAGTAATAACTTCAGTTAATTCGTCTTCATTTCTAAGATAATGTTTAAATACTTGACCCTCGTGTCTTTCTTCATATACAACATAACCACAATAAATAGCTCTCAAATCTTCTGTATGTCTGACTAAACTTTGAATTACAGTGTCTTTACCAAATCCACCAAACCAATTATTAGCACTACGAAGTGTACCGTCTGGCATTTTTCTATGTGAATGCATATAATCAGCAAATGATTTCTCTATTACAGGATGTTGAAAACCAACATAATCTAATTTACCTTCTGAGGTGTCTCTAATAGCTCCTCCTGTAAATGTTCTAATTTCTGATTTAGTTTCTTCATCCTTTATCATCTCATCACACAAAAACATTTCAATCCCTGAAGATATTACAGTTCCAGAATATAAATCAGAACTTACTGAATCTATTCTTACAAGTTTACCACTTGATTCTTCTTGAATTTTTGATATTTTAATACAACCAACAACATCATGTCTTATCAATTTAGCTAACAATACAATATCATTTACTTTATATTTCATTTTTCTTTACCCTCATCTGGTTTAATTAATAGTGTTATCTTACTAGCATTATTAATTTTGGCATCCTCAACTAACCCTTCTAAATATTCTACATTAAATGTTTGCATATTATTTCTAGTAACTAGAATATTTACACTTAAATTTTTACTAGTATCTTTTAAAACACTTACTATTTCTTTAATTTGTCTAGTACTAAATCTACAACCTCTTAATTGTTCAATTATAGTATTCTTTTGATGGCTAGACATAGACATTCTTTGAATATACTCTTCTGATATTACTTTTGTGTCTTCTTTATCTACTACAATATTATAGTAAACATAATCATCTTCTTTACCAAAGTTGGAAATAATTTCTATTTTCTCTAATGGGTAGTCGTGAGTTTTATTATATATTACACTAATTTGTGAATGTGGTGTATAATTTGACATAACTTCTACAATACAATTCTTATAAACTTGTTCACGATTTATATCTTCTCTTTTCCATATAAAAGAAATCATATAATTAATTTCTTCTTGTACATCTTTTGAATATTTATTTAAATCAATCATTTTTCTAATTCCTCAACAAAATCTTTACATTCTTCCTCAAAACTATTTTGTAAATCTACGAAGTAACTATAATCGTCATCTTCCTCATCAAAATCCTCGATACTAGTAGTAAATCCAAATTCCCATTTACCTTCAACGTTTTCATACCAACCAAATTCATCAGTATCAAATACAATCTTACCTTCATGAATAATTTCTCCAGTCTTTGCAACAAAACTTAAATACTCATTTTCTCCCTCTTCGTTTACATAATCAACTCTTAATAATTGACTATATTTACTATAATTAAATTCTTCACAAAATTTTTTGTAATTATTCATTTTCTATAAATTCCTCCAAATCATTAACTAAAGAGTAAGCATCGGATGACAAATTCTCTAAATGTTCTCGTAAACTTTCATAATCAATATCTTCTTTATTATAGGGTAAACCTAACTCATCGTAAAAACTCTCAATCTTTTTATCTAATTCTTGTTTATTCATTTTTCTGTTACCTCGTAATCATTCTCTAATACTTGTTCATAAGTTCTCTCTACCCCTTTGTGAGTCCAAGTTATCTTTGTTAATATATCATAATTTAATTCAAAAAATTCTATATATTCTTTGATTATTTTAATTTCCTCGTCAAACATTTCACGAGTTGTAGTTACAAGACAAATACTTGCATCTCTTATCAGATACTTTACAGCATGAGACCTGAATTTATTTACTTTTATTTCTTCATTCATTTTTCATAACCTCAGCACTTAATTTAATTTTGTAGTCTTCTAGTGTTTCCCATTGTTCAATATAAAAGTTTTCTAATTCACCTTCACATAATGACTCTTCAATATTTTCAGTTACATCTTCTAAGTCTGTAAACTTTCTTACAATAGCTTTATGTAAGTCTTCTGAGTATTCTTTTTGAAATTTAGATAATTCTTCTTCAGTATAATCTTCTTGTGCTTTTTCACAATCGGACCAAACACAATAATTATCTGGTGTTTCTACCTCTATAATAATTTTAGTTTTCATTTTTCTGTTACCTCAATTTCTACTCCACAAGCATCTAATGTTTCCCAATCTTCCATTTAATCTTCCTCCAGTAAGAAATTTCTCAGTTCTTTAAAATCAGAGCAACTTTCTTCTCCTTTGAATACAGTCGGAAGTACTGATACTCCTTTAGAAATAGCTTCTTTCATTATTTCAGCATCATCACAGCTTCTAAACTCGACTTCTACCTTTCCCTTAATCATCATCTTTAATTGTTTACAATTAGGACAATGTGACTTTGTATAACATATTCTGGTTTTATCCATATAAATAAGAATTAATTTGTATTTATAAGTCTTTTGTTTCATACCAAGAATCATATACAATTAAAAATCCTCGAATGTTCTTACTATCAACATATTTACAGAATAATTTACAATATAATTTACGCAACCACGAACCAGAATATATAATTTTAATTTTTTGAATAGAAGTACTTCTGAATCTATTTCCAAGTCTATTCAAGAATAGTGTCTCATTATCAATAAACTCTTCTTGAATCTCTTTAAAAACGACTTTAAAAGAGAATAAGGTCTTTATAATACCTAACATTTCTCCTTTTATTTGTATAAGTTCTTTAAACTTATTTTTACTTAGTATTATCTTTTTCATAATAACTAAACTCGTGTACTCTTTATAAACTTATTCGTTCTCATGTTATAATAAGTTTTAAAAATCATACCATTTACAACAATACCAAGAAGAGCATACCACCAAGGATATGGTCCAGCAAACAACATTACAAATCCTGTTAAAAAGATTAATCTTTGTAATAAAGAAGCAATAGGAAATTGTGTGTAAATATCTTCTAAAGGATTAGGTTCATATTGACACTCTTCCCAAATCTCTTCTAGAGTTTTACTCTTAGTAGGTTTGTTTAGTTCTTCAAACTTTTTAAGTTCTTTCTTTAATTGCTTATTATCTTTCGCTAGTGTACTATCAACTAGTACACTACATTTTTTATTATTTGTTTTATTTTTCATTTTATTCCTCATTCAATGCTTTAATCTCAGCATCTAAGTCTTCAATATCTAAATCATCTAAACTTGAGTTAAACTTATCATCAATTAAATCATGTGCACTTGTTACCTCACTGATTATTAAATTACCTTTATCATCTTTTAAACCTAAGTCTTCACAACTAACATATGGTTTAGGTTTATTAATCATTTCTTTATGACTATCATCATCAATCTTATCTAAACCATATTTCTTATCAATATCTTCAAGTTTTTTCTTTCCTACTTCACTAAGTTTAATTACACTAGGGAAACAAACAGATGGTTCTTTAATAATAGTCACAAACTCTAATTCTTCAAGTTCAGCATATTTCTTAAATTTAACTTTATCAAGAGATTCTTTAATACATCTACCATTTTCTTTACCCCATTTCATAGCCTTAACTTCGTCGTAATCAAACTTTTTCATCTCTTTGATAAATACACCACCATCAAACTTTTTAGTAGACTTATTGGACTCATTATATTCTTCAATACATTCTTCTGTAATACATTGTTTAATACTACTCAATGTTGCAGATAAATTGTCTCTCTCATCTAATAATACAGAATTATTTTCCTCCCATTCTTTTCTGGAAGCTTCAATCTTTTCACAAACCAAATCTAGTTCGTCTTTTGTCTCTTTGTAATCTCTTATACTCATTGTAATAATATAAATGATTAATCATTTATAAATGTTTGTATTAATCAAACACCTTCTTATATTTATTTATGTTCTCACAATATTCTTCATAACTAATCTCTTCTAAATTAGACCTATCCCAACGATTATAGCTTATTTCTACTTGTCCATCATATTTTTTATGACCATACTTACTAAAACTAAACATAGATGAATATACACTCCAAGTATCAAACTGAATTCTATCAATTTTACATACTCCTAAAATGTCAGCACATTCCTCTTCCTCATAATACTCATCATCTTTATCAACTAAAACTCTAAAATATTTACCATAGTATTTCTCATTTAGTTTTTCAAATTTTTCTTTCTTTTCAATAATAAAATATTGATTACTTCTACTCAATTTCTCTACATCAACTGTAACGTCATCCAGAGAACCACATTTCTCTAAAATCTTTTCAAAACAAATCTTTTTCTTAGTTTCAAATTCTTCAGGTTCTATAACTTTTCCTTGTCTTACATTACCATCTCTTAGACTAGTATTCTCAGAATTACTAAAATCAAAGTTGTCTCCTCTAACATCTAATCTCTCACAATCACATCTTACAGTATCACTGTCAAAAGAAGCCTCAGGTTTAAAATATAATTTAGTAATCTTAATAATACTACCTGAACCATCATTGAACACATTCTTATAATAGAACGGTAATTTAGTATTTTCCCATCTTTCTATCATACGTTTACAATCAGCTTTTCTTCTTAAATCACTATCATTTCTTTCTGCTGCTTTCTCTTCTTGTAATCTTACCTTTGTTTTTTCTATATTTTTAAATTCCATTATTCACTCCTCCAGAATTTACTTTTAGTTAAATAAGCATCTTGTCTTTTTTCATCCCAAACACTCATTGTACTTAGATTTTGAGCTCTATCACAAAATTTAATCATAATAGCTTCAGGTGATTCAAGTCTAGGAAATGTTTTCTCTCCATTTTCATTCTTATCTTTAGTCAATTCTAAAACAAGATTTCTAACTCTTAACCCAAACATTTGAAATAACTGTAAAGGAGTTACATCACAATCTTCTAATACGTCATGTAAATAAGCCGCAGCAATTATATTTTCATTATCAGTTAATCCAGCAACCATATCTCCAACTACTTTTACATGGGTCTCATAATAACTTTGCCCACCGTCTCTTAATTGTCCTTTATGCATCTCTTGTGCAAAATCTTGTGCTTTCTCAACCATACTTTGTGTTATAATCATACTTTCCATTCTTATTTATTTTCTCCTTTTACATCAGTAAAGTTAATAATCTCATAATTATTATCTTCAAACCATTCTTTTTGTTCATAATAGATACAACCTAAACCACCGCAAATGTTATCAATTTCGTAACAAGTGTTTGCTTCGTATTCTTCCCATAGTGATTTAGTACGTCTTAAAGACCATTCAATACCTAGTTCTTTACACATACTAATAAATTGTTCTGCTTCTTCTTTTGTTTTGCAGTTAACTGCAATCTTTGCTTTTATAATTTGTTTCATTTCCATCTTATAATAATACTAATACTTAATCCTTTATAAGTGTTTGTATAGAATAAAACATAGATTTATAAATAAATCTATTTACTTACTATTTTAATAATGTTTCTATAAGAACTAAATAAACCAATTCTCCATCCAACTACTTTAACTTTATATGTTTCACCAACTTTAAGTTGCCTGTATACATCTGAACTATCGAATTTCATAAACAATAGTGTGTCAACATTCTCAAATGTTTCAAACTCTGATGCAATTAAATATTTTTGTTTGTTGTTTTGGTACTTAACCCATTTATCATCAATAGTAATATCTATCGTTGTTTCAGTAGACAAGTACATTGGAATATAAATAAACAACGCAAGAATAATCAACAACACACAAATAAACGCACCAATATTTCCTTTCATATTCATTTTAAAGCCTCAGCTCTAGTTAATAAGTCATCTCCTCTTTTTATAGAGTCATAAACCATTAATTGACCATCTAAACTTAATCTTTCATAACTATTAGGTAATTTACTAAATCCTCTAGGTTTATATAAAAGATTATTCTTTATGTTAGCTGCTATATTATAACTCAACAATTTACATTCATCTAAATCTTCAAGATGATACATCTTAGTAGAATCTTTATGTCCATATTTTCCTAACTTATCAGTAAATACAAGGTAAGTTGGGACTTCTCTATAATTCTCTTGTATTCCATTAAATTGTTCTATCTCGAACTTTTTCATATTAAAACTATCTTCTAGTTTATTTTGTAAATCAGTATTAACTAATTTACCACTTAGTATTATTTCATCCAATCTCGCTTGTTCTTCACTCATATTTATCATGTTTAATATACTTTTTTTCATTCTTCTCTTCTCACAATGGCTACTATTTCTATCGTAGTTTTTGATTCAAACTCTGTGTCACATTTAGGACAACAAAAATGTATATTTTCTTTTCCATTTGGATAACTTATATATTCATTATTAAAATCTACTTCACACAAAGTATCACAATCAGGACATTTCATTTCCTCTTTAAAAGGGAGATAAAATCTTTTAACTTCTATCTCTTCTAACTCAATTATTTCTTCTTTCATTCTTCAACATCTTCACCATCAGAAACATAAGTATCTAAATCTAAGTCATTACAACTACAATTAATCATTCTTTCATCTCACAATTAAATAACAAAAGTTCTCTAACAGTTAAATTATTCTTACTCATAAACTCAATAATTTCTTCTTGGGTTGTCTCAGAAGAAACTTTTAAGTTTACAATCTCAGACCAACCAGTTAATAACTCACCAATACTATGTGAATCTTCAATACAACACCATTCATTTTTAGTAGGTTTATTTGGGGCAGTATCTTCATGAACTTCTTGTAAAACACAAAATTCATTATCAACTTTTAAATCATTCCACATCATAAACTCTACACCATTATCAAACTTAGTTTTAGCCCATTGAATTGAACCAATCTTCTCACCACTTTCATATTGTTTAATAAAGTTATCAGCTTCTTTAACATACGTATGTAAATTCTCATTCTCTTCTTTAACTCTCATCAGTTCTTTTACATAAGATTGAAAAACATCTATATCACATTCAAAAGTGCTCTCTTCATAAATATCATCAGACTCAACAATAGCAAATCCTTTATCAACATCTTTTAATTGTCTAACTCTCCAACTACCTTCATTATCACCATCAAAGATATAACAAGTTTCATTACTAACCCAATCTCTAATACTTGAACTAGATTCACAATGTAACTCACAAATTCTAATCGCTTCTTTGTCTGTTCTACAACGAACAGCTGTGTCTTTTCCTATTACATCATTTATATTCATTTTTTACTTACCTCTCTAAATTCAAACATCACACTATCAGATACAGTACCAACATATACTTCTTTTGAAAATAAACCAAACATATACTTTTTTGTTTTGTATATACTTCTATATATGTGATTACATCTTACAAGTTCACCTTTCATTTTTAATTTCTTTACAATCTCTTTACTCGTAAATGTGATTTCTTCTGAGTGGTCTTTTGATGAAAATGTCAATGTTCCAAATAAAGCACCAACACTAAAAGATTTATCAATCTTAAATATTATCTTTAGTTGAGTATCTGTAAACTTCTTATGAGTAGTAACGGTTTTAATCATTCTAGTTCTACCTCTTCAAACTCAAGAATCCTATCATAACTTACAATTAAAGATTTAGTTCCATTGTAATAACTTAGTTTCGAATAATCCCAAGTAGTTACTCCTCTCGACTCATAACTTTTAATATCATAACAAGTTTCTTCTTTGTATTCATTAAATTCAGCAAAATCTTTTTTAATACAAAGTTTTGAATCTGCAAATTTAAATTTAATACCTTTAGTTTCCACAGCTTTAATGAACTTCTCAGCTTTTTCTCTTGTATCACAGTGAACTGCAATCTTTTTATCTATAATATCTTCAATCTTCATTCTTCTCTTTCCTCTTCAAAACCAGCTGTTGCTACTGCTTCATCACACCAACCTTGTATTGTTTCGATTTCTTTTTCTAATCCATTAGTCTCAGCATTATACGAGATAACTTTATCTAATACAGTTTTAATCATGATTAAACGTATAAGAGAATTAGCTCCAGCAATATCATCTGATATAATTTCATTAGCTTCTTGCATTGCATCAGCCATAACAGAACCTGTCTCTTCCATTTTCTTCATCATGTCTTTATGTTCACTCTCTAATAACTTTTTACTCATTGTAATAATAGAAATGATTAAGAGTTTATAAGTCTTTGTATTCAATAAGAATAATCGTTCACATCGATTCTGAGAAGACTTTTTATTTTTTGTGACAAAGTTTACACAAAGTTGATAAACTCTTCTAGAATCAAATGATATAGAGATTAAAATCTATAACATACACTTAGTATACTTCTTTAAAACATCATTATGAAAAGATAATCTTTTCATTGGTGTGTAATCTACATGATGTATATATGTTGCATTATGAAGTGCTTTACATATTACGATGATATTGTCACGTTCTAAATCATCAGTCACATCACAAAATATAGAGGTAACATCAAGTTTATTATATTTTGAGAAGTAATGAATAAGATAGTTTTTTAATCTTGTGTAACCTATGTTTTTGTATTGTTCTATTTTATTGATTACTTCTACACGCATTAATTTACTCATTGTATCTTTATTAAGAGTTTGTTCTTGTTCTTTAGTTTCTTTATTATCTATTCTTCTAATTAATCTATTATTTTCTTTTGTAAGAAATTTAATTAACATACTTTGTTCTACTATTCTTTCCTTGAGTGTCATATTTTCTTTATTGATAAAATTAATTAATTCACTTTGAGATTCATCATCTAATCTTAAACTAATTTTTTCGTTATGGTTATTTTCTTTTTCTTCCATGATAATAAGAATTGATATAAACTTATAAAACTATGTAAAATCACGACAAAACACGTAGAACAGTTTTTCAAGATGTCTAGTCATCAAATTCGACGTTTAAGACGTTAAAATTAAAATTTAAATCGTTAAATTGACTCAGAATTGTCAACGTGTACTCAAAAAATTGGTTTTTATGACACTCTCAAAAACCCAAAGCCTCCAGATTTGATAGGTACACGTCTTGTACTACTCAAATTCGAGAAAAAGATGCTCAACCTTTACCTAATGACAATACACGTCTTCTACCTATCAAATTCGACATATGAGTGTTTGGTTTTTTGCTTTTAAACTCCCTTATACATATATACATATACATATAGAAAGATATATATTTAAAAAATCTTCTTTTAGAAGGGATGAGATATATGTATAAGCACAAAATAAAAACTAAAAAACTGATTACTCATTCAAAGAATTTGATAGGTACACACTCTCTATCATACGTATGCAAAGTTTTTACACGAAACACGTCTTAAACGTCATATACATACTCCTCACGTCGTCTCTGTTGGTTTCGTAGTTTTTAAATCGGCTTTTTAATTTAACGTTTTGGGTACACGTTGAAATGACATTACTTAAAAGTTACTATCAAAACTACTATTTTTTAGTAAAATAAAAAAAAATAATTTGAGGATTACGTTTTTAAATTTAAAATCCTCGTTTATATTTTTAAATTTAAAAACGTAATCCTACTTTTATTTTTAAATTTAAAAACGTAATCCTCACGTTTATGGGTTATTTTTAAAAACGTCAAACCACGATTACGTTTTTAAATTTAAAAACGTAAATCTATATTTTAAGATTTTTAAGATTTTTAGGATTTTTAATAAAAACAATAACTTTATAAATAGTAGTTAATTCTATTATATTATGAGTTGAAAATGACTCGATTTAGATAAAAATGAATGAAATTATAGAAAACTTGGAAAGAAAAATAGATGAAAACTCTGCAAGAATAGAGATTTTAGAGGAAGAAAATAAGACATTAAAGACACAAAATACAAAAATATTGACACAAAATAATACTGTAAATGTTCGATTTTCTCGATTATATGGAGAGTCCGTAGCTACATTAAGAATAAAAAGTGAGCTCGAAAAACTCGGAAAAGATTCTCTTACTTTAAAAGAATTGAACAAATATTTTGGTGTTTATGTCAAAAAATCACTTGGATTTGGTGTAAATAAGACTAGATTATATATGGATTATGTAATGAATGAGTTCGGATATAATAAAATTATGAAAGACAGGTCAGTTTTATATGTGAGGAAAAATAAATGAATATAGAAGATAGATTAAAAACAGTAGAAGATAGATTACTTTCTATTGATTTAAGAGTATATTCTGATATTAATAAGTTAAAAGACAAAGTATTAGAATTAGAAGGTATACGAATATATTCAGAGTATAAAGAGTTTACGGCTAAATTAAGAAGTGAGAACACAAAGAATACTATTTTATTGAAAGACTTATTAATAAAGTACTTAGATTTAATTAAACGTGAGTTAAAATGTGGTACTAACAAAGCTAGAAAATATATTGAGTATATTATGTCTGATTCACACACAAAATCAAGAACAAAAGAAGGAGTTATATATACTAAAAAATGAAGACAAGCGAGTTAATAAACATTAGAAACTTCTTATATGAGACTGATGCTCCACATCATTTAACCACGACACTAACTAAAGAAATCAATAAAAAGTATCTCAAATTAAGTGATTTCACGTCAAATAAGAAGAAATTGTATACTGCATTGATTAATTGGTACATAAATAAGTATAATATGACTCAACATATAACTAATATACGTCTAGATGTAGAGTATTTGAGTCTAAAAGATTTAACACAAGGTTATATTAAAAGAAATCCTTATGAAAATAGGTTTGATATTAAAATGAAACCTAACTCTAATATAATAGAGGAGATTGATACTTTAATACATGAACTAACACATTATAAACAATATATAAGTGGTAGTATGAAAGATTTACAGGATAAAACTATACAATTCAATGAGATATCCTATAAATTATCAGACACTCCTTATGAGGAGCAACCATAGGAGATTGAAGCAGAGAAAACAGCAAAAGAGTTAACAATAGACTTCTTATTATATATAAGGTTCACATATCCAATCAAAAAGAGTTTGGAATTGTTTAATATATTAAGAGAAGAAATGGAATCACTCGCTGGATATCTAGATATATTAGAACACACAGACAGTGAATTAAGATATATGAAATTATACGACACATTATATTAAAATGGAAAGAAACGAAAAAATAGCACAATTAAAAGAAGAATTACAGACTCTTGAAAAAGAAGAAATGATAAATAATAATTATTTAGAAGACCATAAAGATGAGTTAAATTTATTTGAACTTAATTTGAGAAATAAATTACTAGAAGTAGAAAAGTATCATAAAAAGATAGTTGAACTAAAAGACAAACATATAAAATATTCTTATACATTTGTTAATTCAATAGAACATTACAAAAGATTATTAATGTTTGTAGTAGAACGAGATGAAAAATATATCGATAATTATTATAAATATATACACAGTCAACATTTCGAAGAGGATTTGTATATTAATGGTAAAGATTTGACTGAATTATCAATGTGTTATGATGAGGATGATGAGGATGATATTTATGAAAATTGTTTTGAATTAAACAAAAATAACATTGTAACAATAAAGAAACTATCCTTAGAACAATACTTCAATAAATTAAATTTACATTCAACAAGTATTTTACAAAATAATAAACAATAAGTTTATAAACACTTAACTTATTTAATTTTTATGAGTCTTGAAAAGATACTCCATGAGCAACCTTTCGAACCATCAAAACACGATGTTATCGTCAAGAATATAGACAAAAGATTAAAACGACTAAATAACCCGTACACAAAAGTGTTACACAACGCAGAATACTACAAAACGGATGTAAACACACGTAAACAAACGTACAATACAAGATATCCATTACAAGCAGTTAGTGATGCAGATAACTTCGCAACACATGTAAATAAACACTCAAAACGTATAATATACATTGAGGTTAAGAGTTCTATGTCAAAAAATTTAAACCAAAAGGCTAAGAAGCAATTAATAAGAGCAAAACAATATTTCTCACGTCACCCAGAAACAAAAGATTATCAATTTTATGGTTTTATACTCAGAACACCTACTACTGACCCTAAAGATTATATTATAAAGAGATATAACTAACAAAACGAAAACACACAACACACAACACACAAAAACGAAATACTTATAAATACATAAGTATTTTTTATTCTATGGAAGAATCAATTCATAAATTTGACAAGATAAAAAGAGAAGGAGCACAAAAAGCTAGTAACTTTACTCCTGATGAAGATATTTACAAAACTGAAAAAGTAGATGGGGCAAACGCAAGATTCTTTAAAGGAACAGACCCAGTTGAAATAAGATTTGCTACAAGAAATACTGTATTTGTTTCATCTAAACATACTGATTATAAAGCAGATGGTTATGGAAGTTTTCAAGTAGCAGTAGATTATATTAATAATCATTTAACAGTTGATGACTTAGAAGATGATAAAATTTACTTTGGTGAATGTATGACTAAACATTCTATTAATTATGATTGGTTAAATTCTCCTCGATTCATTCTATTTGATATTTATGATACAACAAACAAAACATATTTACGATTAGATAAACTTAGAGAATTTACATCAAAACATGATATGGAACTTATACCTGTATTATTTGAAGGTAAATATAAAGATATGCCTACAGATATTCCACAATCTAAATATGGAAATGTACAAGCAGAAGGTTTTGTAATCAAACCACAAGAGTGTTCTTATGATGTTACAGGAAATATTCACAGAGCAAAAGTAGTAGGTGAACAATTCAAAGAAGCAAAGAAAGAAGCATGGGGTTCTAGTGGAAATCCAGTAGAAAGATTTTGTAATAAGTTCTGTACAGTTGCGAGAATTGACAAACTATTACACAAGTTAGTAGATTATGGTGCATTAGAAGATTTAGAAGAAATGTCTATCTTAAAAAAGATTGGTTTAATTGAATATGAATTATCAAAAGATATTTGTACAGAAGAGTTCAAAGCATTAAGAAAATTAGGAGTAATTAATTTCGCTGAAATCAAAAGAGAAGTTATCATAAGAATTAAAAGATTTATTTCATACGTTCCACCTGAAAATAAGATTGAATTAAACACACAAACGAAAGACTTATAAATATAAACATATTTATATTTATTATGTATGAAAGAAAACAAACATATGACATGAAAGAAGTATTTGACTTCTTGAAAGAAAATCAAGGCTCTCCTAAAAGAAAAAACGATAGATGTAATTTTAACGGTGAGATGATTAAAACTTATTCTTTAAGATATCTTACATTTCAACAATCAGGAACAATTTGTACTAAATGTGGATTGAAAGGAGAATATTTTGCTATGGAAAGAGACCAAGGTACAACCTATCATTTTAATTTATATGGACATGATAATACAAATAAAGAAGTTATGTTATGTAAACAACTTGTTGGAAAAGAAGATAGTGGTAAGAAAATTTACACTACTATGTGTTATAATTGTATTTGTACAAAATCGAAAGACTTATAAAGAGTAAACGATTCTTATTATTATGAGTTGAGAGACACGATAAAGTGAGTACCTCCAACTAGTCTAAAAGACAATGAGTTTGATATTGAATACTCGCACAAAATGTATTCCGAGGACTGAGAAGCAGCGACTCGTAAGTGATAAGTCATTATCATATGTAACTTCATTGTAATCCTCTGAATAGAGGTAGTTACTCTTATATAACAGTCCTTTGGTGTATCAGGAAACACGTAGGTCTTTGGAACCTTCACGGGGAGTTCGAGACTCTCAGGGACTATTTCTTTAATTCTAATAAACTGATTTCGAAATAAACACAAAAGTTCGAATACATTTAAAAGAGAATATTGACAATACTTATTATGGATAAATTTAAAAAATGCACTAAGTGTAGTGAAATAAAATCTATTGAGGAATTTAGTTGGAAAAATAAACCAAAAAATAAAAGACAATCTCAGTGTAAGAGCTGTCAGAAAATTAGTCACAAAGCTAGTTATGAGAAAAATAAAGAACATTACATAAAGAAAAGTAGTGCAAGTAATAAAAAGAGAAGAGAAGATATGCATAATTATTTGAGAGATTACACAAAAGATGGGTGTGTAGATTGTGGTGAAAAAGATTATGTTTGTCTGGATTTTGACCATATACTTGAAAGAGGAGAAAAGAGTTTTGAAATTTCCTATGGATTACAAGCATATTCACTAAGTAAGATAAAAGAAGAGTTGAAAAAATGTGATGTTGTATGTTCAAACTGTCATAGAAAGAGAACCGCTAACCGAGGAAATTGGTATAAAACGAAAACTTTATAAATAGAAGTCAATTCTTATATATTATAAGTTGAAGATTGTGGGTTCAAGTCTCATCTGATGCTCTTTAAAGGGAATGTGATGCCTTTTCAATCCAAACCACAATATTGAAAATGTAACAAAGTGGCCAAATGTGGCTGGTTTAGAACCAGTTCCTTATAGGTTCACAGGTTCGAATCCTGTCATTTTCATTAAATCCTCCCCTTTCATATATAATGCCCTTCGTCGGACTAATTATCCAATGTTGCGCTAAAAAGTGTGGTGATTCGCACTAATTAAATGTTCAACTGTTTATGGTTGTTATGTATATAAGCTTTATTTAATTTGCTTGTGTCTTAGATTCTCTATTTGGGATTTGTTTTTTATTATTGTCGTTTTTATGGCATTACTTGGTATTTTGAACGGAATTTATATAGGTATGCATGCCAATATATAGATTCCAACATATTTTAATTCTATTAAATACAAAGATTTATAAACTAAAGAGTATTACTATTAGTATGGTAAGAGAAATCATAAATAAAATAAATAAAGAGAATGGCTCAACTTATAAGTTGAATGTTTTAAAAGAACACAAAGACAACGAATTATTACAAAGAGTTCTTAAAATGACATACGATATTGTCACTTATTCTTATGGAATTACTTTAAAGAATATTGAATACACAAGTTCAGTTAAAGCTTTCCCAAGTCTTGAACTTGCTTTAAATATATTAGAAACAGAATTTTGCACAAGAATTGTTACAGGAAATAAGGCAAAAGAACTATTACAAAATGTGTTAAATACCTTAAATGAAGAAGACGGAAAGATTATTGTAGGGATTATTGAAAGAGACCAACATTTAGGAATTGGTAAATCAACTATCAACAAAGTCTGGAAGAATCTAGTTGTTAAACCACCT